AACAGCCTTCTAAGCTGTGGGTCTTGGGTTCGAACCCCAACGGAATCACTATAAATATAAACAAGAAATGGTGAAATAATCGTATAGGTTGTTTCACCATTTTTCTTTATAAATGGCTATAAAATAGGCGTTTATGGACGTATAATGAACTTTTGCTTATGAAACAGAAACGATTTATTAGAAGATTTTAATATTCCACAAGTAGGCTCTGAGTACTACAAGTAAAGTGTAAAATTGCCGCAAAATTGCCGCATTTTCCGCAAAATTGCCGCAAAATATTGTAAATTTAAAGGAAAAATATTATGGCTACAATAACATACGAGCTTGGAAAACCAAAGCAAGACAAAACAAGAAAGGTGTCTATTGTTCTTTCTCATAAGGGACAGAGAAAAAGATTTCCTACCAATATAGTTGTTTCCGACTCAGACTTGTCTAGAGCTGGAAAGATTTCTTCACGTAAGATATTGAAGACGATAGAAGATAAAATGAATGTTATGAAGGATGCACTCTATGACTTAGAGGTAGACTTGCTAGGTAAAGATGTGGATATTGATTGGATATGTGAGCATTTGATTGATATAGGCAACAAGACAGAGGATTTAGACTTCTTTTCCTTTACCGAAGAGTGGGTTGAGAAATCCGACAATAAGGGAAAGAAGAATTATCTGATTATGCTCAATTCCCTTGCACGCTATAATGGTTGCCGTAAGCTGCCGTTTTCTCTCATAGACTACAGATTCCTAAACGGATATAAGAAATTCCTAGATGGTCATCCTAGGGCGCAATCCTTATACTTGGGCAATATGCGGCATATCTTCAATGAAGCTATCAAAGAATATAATACGAATGGAAATGATATTATCAGAAGTAATCCTTTTGATAAATTCTCCGTTCCGAGGGATATTCCGCAGACAAAAGATAGGATAATCAGTGAAGAGAACCTTGTAAGAGTATTTAATTTCAAGGGGACTAGACGTGTAGGTATGGCAAGGGATTGTTATGTACTCTCGTTCTTTCTGATGGGAATGAATTCTGTTGATATATATGAATGTGTCAGCTATAATAAGGGTGTACTCGCCTACGATAGAGCTAAAACTAGAGATAGGAGAAACGATAATGCCCACATAGAAATTGTCGTACCTGACATCATCAAACCTTTGTTCCGAAAATATAAGGGAACAACAAGGGTCTTTGATTTCTATCAGAAATATAGCAATGCAGCCAATTTCAATAAGCATATAAATAAGGGATTGCATTTCATAGCTGACGAACTGGGCATTCCTCGTTTCGATTTCTACTCAGCCCGTCATACTTGGGCATCTATAGCAAGAAATAAACTAGGTATTGATAAGTATACCATTCACGAAGCACTCAATCACGTTTCGCAGTTAGATGTTACTGATATTTACATTCAAAAGGACTTTACGAATATAAACAAGGCAAATGAAAAGGTAGTGGAATATGTTATGAAAATGATAGGAGAGGCAAAGAACGATGTTTGAATTTTGAAGAAAGGGGAAGGTCTATTCTTCCCCCTCTTTCTTATCCTTATCCTTTTTGTCCATTTTTGCACCTGTAGCTTTCATAATAGCCTTCAGAGCATCTTCGAAGTTCAAGGAGTCCTTACCGCCATTAGGGTGTTTTTCCCACCAGTCAGGGTCAACCCAACGCATAGCCTTGTCATACCAAGTTTGGTCGACGGATGTTTTCTTGCCATCTTGACTGATTAACAGATACCCACCTTGCCCATCGCTAGCAATTCGCTGAACTTGTTCAAGGTTGACCCACGTCTTTTGTTTTTCGCTATATACCCACATAATTATATGATTTAAATTATTTTTATTCCTATTGTGCAAAAGTACAGCGAAGTCTTAAAAATACCAAATAAAACCTATTTGTATGTTTCAAGTTTGACCAAATGTGAGTTATTTTGTGTACCTTTGCAGAAAATTCTTAAAATATGATACAAAGATTTACGGAAATGTACTACGATGATGCGGTGCGCTTCGCTCAGTACATACAAGCTACTGAAGGTGGCGAAATAGAACTTGTAAAAGAAGATGCCGATGGTTTTCCTCTTCCCCCTAAGCATAAGATATTTGGTAACATGGTTAATTGTCTGAAGGTAAGGAACTTTGAAATTGCTTATTTAGAGCAAAGAAGAAACCCCGATGATGACAAGAAACATCGTAATCGAAATCTCTATCGCTATATAATGGGGCAGAAGATTAAAGAGGTTAGAGAACTTAGTGGTATAACATTGGAGGAGCTGGCAGAAAAGTCCGGTTATAAGCCTAACAACATTCGTAATATTGAGATGGGGCGTTTTAATGCCGATATTGATACGTTATGTAATATTGTTGAGGCTATGGATGCTCATTTTGAGGTGATGAAGGATTAAAAGTTCTTTCGATATATGAAATATATTTAAATACAGAAACAAAAGCATTAAAAAACTTGCAAAATTAAGGTGTTATTCTTATCTTTGCATCGTAATATAAAAAGGTGAGACACACCGAAACAACTGTATCGGATTATGAATAAAGCATATTTGATTTTCAGCAAGAACACAAGCATTCAAGAATGTTGTACTTGGTTTCGTTATCGTGACGAAGCTTTGAGATACAATAAAGAACATTTTGAGAACGTGTTTATGGTACTGCCACATGAGTTTGATTCTTTGAAAGATGTTGACCCTTGCGAGCCGACAGAGTTCACGAAGTATTCAAGATGCGAGCATTGCTGGAGAAAGATTAAGAATGATTATCTAAAACATATAGGAGATATGAATATGAAGAAAGAAGAAAAGTTTGTCATTGATGATTCTCAGAATTACAATGATATGTTTAGCAAAAAGGAACGGATGCAAATTAATAAGGCAACCAAACCTTTAGAGAACAAGTAATTTTCACCATTTATTAAAAGTGAGTTTAATAACCCGAACGCATTTGCTTGGATGGAAGAATTATGCTATCTTTGCATTGCGTTCCTTGAAATAATTAATTATGAGTAATAACAAAGAAGATTTTGATGCGCAGGTAAGTGCATTTAAAGAGAAGTATCCCGATTTCAAGCCAGCCAAACCTATTGAGGTTCTTAACTTGATTATGACAAGAAAGAATGCCAAGGAGATTCTTGAAGGCAAGAAGAAGGTTGAGTACAGAGCCTATACAGACCATTATATTGGTCGTTTGTTTGACAAGGATGTTTTGGAGTTCCTTAAAAAGCATGGTAAAGAAGAGGATGTAATTAAAGCGCAAGAGGAGGGTATTGTTGACCCATTGCGAGTAGTAAAGACAATCCACTTCCATGATTATAACAACTCGTGGTATCTTGATTGTGATGTTTTGGTAAATGATACTTGTATCGTTATGAAAGAAGATATTGATTTTCTTCACGAAAAGTATGATAGCCATGATTTGGATGAAATGTACGAAGCATTGGAGCTTAAAAAGGAAAAAGAGCGTCCTTTGTTTTTCTTCTTTGTTATTGACAAGGTAACAGAAACGACTCTAAAGTAGGTGGGCGTAAGTCCACCGAGCCTAGATAATTCCCCAAGGGGAGTAGTTTATGATTCGTGGACTTAAAACGTTACAACTATGTCAGAGGCATCAAGAGGTTATCGTTATTCTCAATGGAGAGCGGTAACAAATCGTACAACTGGTCTTAGGGCTGGTGAAAGACGTGAACGTGGCAGAAATGTTGAGTACCGAAACACTGGCGCACAAGGAACTACTTATGGTGGTGCTATGCGTACATTGGCAGCTCGTACAGCAGCAAATAATGTCACAGAACGTGTAAACCGCAGACTTAGAAGAGGTTAAAAGTCAAGAGGGGTAGAATGAATTAACTTTCATTCACCCCTTGTTTTTAAGGAGAATAATGTATGCAAGAACTAAAAAGAGCAAGAGAAATCATTGATGATGTTTCCAAGGAGACAGATAGTATATTACTTTTCCATTCTCTGAGTGGAAAGGATTCTATCGTATTGCTTGACTTATGCTACAAGAAGTTCAAGAGAGTTGTGGTAGTATTCATGTATATAGTAAAAGACTTGGAACATATTATGCGTTACTATAATTACGCTAAAACCAAGTACCCGAACATTGAGTTTGTTCAAGTTCCTCATTATGCTTTATTTTATGATATAAAAACCGGATATATGGGAATAAAACAAGACCCTAAGCAAAGACAATGGACTTTAGCTGATATAACCGAAAAACTCAGGAAGAGACTTGGTGTAGAGTGGGCTTGTTATGGATTTAAACAATCCGATTCTTTGAACAGACGGCTTATGCTTAGAAGTTATACGGATGGAAAGGAAGCTATCAATTGGAAGACGAAGAAATTCTATCCTTTATCTACATATAAAAACAAGGAAATAATGGATTATATTCTTGACCATCGTTTAAAGAACCCAGAAGCAAATGGAACGAATAAACAAAGTTCAGGAGTTGATGTTGAGGATATTGAGTATCAGAAATTTCTTAAAGAGTTTTATCCGGCAGATTTAGAGAAAATATACAAGGTATTCCCAATGGCAAGGATAGTTCTGTTGAAAGCTGATAAAAACAAGGAGGAACTGAAATGAAAAAAGGAAGTGAAACAAAGATAATCAAGAGGTCTCAAATAAACTTGAACCCTTGCAACCCGAAGGTACATACCGATGCGGACATCAAACAGCAAAAAGCCAATATTAAGAAAGTTGGTCTCATTGGAGGTATTCAATGGAATGAGACAACTGGAAATCTCATAGATGGGCATAAACGAGTGATGAGCGTTGACCTTATCCAAGGTTATGATGGTACTCCCGAAACTGATTATGACATCAAGGTAGAAGCCGTTGATTTTGACGAAAAGACCGAGAAAGAGCAATTGTTGTTTATGGCGAAGTCGCAAGACCCGATAGATTACAACTTGGTTGCCAAGAACTTTAGCATAGATGAAATAGACTTCAAGGCTGCTGGCTTCACGGAACAGGATACTGAACAAATCAAGATGTTGCAAGATGATTTGGAAGCATCATTGAAGGATTCGGGCATGGATGACTTTAGCGAGGATTTCTTGAATGAACCTATAATTTCAGTTACGACCCCAACGCCAATGACCGAATTACCCAACATCGAAAAAACATCTGAAGAGATAGTGGCCGAGCACGCAGCTAAGCCAAAGATGACAAAGGAAGAGGTCAAGGATCAGAAACAGCATTGTACTGATGTCGGAAAGAAAAGAAAGGAAGATATTGATAACTTCATATTCATTGATTTCGAAAGTTTTGAACAAAAGCAGATTTTCTGTGATATGTTGCACATGGAAGCCGCTAACTCTATGCGTATTTCCGGAAGTCAGATTTTAGGTTTGTTGTAATATGGGACGCAAGCGAGTAAAGCCTCTTGTAGTGAGGAAGAATCCCATAGATGTTGCCAATATGGTAATTGATATGGCTAGTGAACAGAGTAAGGATTGTATCGTTATGATGTCTCTTGGCAAGGACTCCATTGTTACATTGGACTTATTATATGATAAGTTTGAGCGCATAGTATGTGTATTTATGTATCTCGTAAAAGACTTAGAGCATATACAACGATGGATAAACTGGCTGAAGGCTAGATACCCGAAGATAGAGTTCGAGCAGATACCACATTGGAATACAACATACAATCTTCATTATGGAGTTTATTGCGTTCCGAATCCAAAAGTAAAGGTTCTTAATCTTTCTATGGTAGTAAAAGCCTTAAAAAAGCGTTTCGGAATAGAATACGTATTCTTTGGTATGAAGAAAGCAGACTCGATGAACCGAAGCCTTATGTTGAAGTCGTATGAGGATGAAAATTACATTCATGGTGGAAATTGTTATCCTCTTGCTGATTTTACTCAAAAGCAAATCTTGCAATATATGAAACATCGGCATCTGCCTAAGCCGATAATGTACTCCAGAGCATTGCGCTCGGAGAATGCAGAGGTTGGGAATGCGTCAGGCGGTTTGTCTTTGGACTTGGATTGTTTTGCATGGCTAAGGGATAATGCACCCGAAGACTTAGAACGTATATATAAGGTATTTCCACAAAGTAGGGTAATACTCTACAGGTATGACAACAGATAATGTTCTTTTTAATTTATATATAATAATGTATTATCTTCTTTATATGTATTGGCAGGCTTGTGAAAGTCTGCCTTTATTGTTAATGTATGCAATATAGAAACATCATAAGTAAAGAAAGGTTAAATAAATAAAGAAAAACCATAAAACATTTGCATGTTAGAAAGTTATTTCGTATCTTTGCAATGTCTTTAAGAGGTACTTGAAGATTTGCCGCAAGACAAGTTTCTTGCAAGATAGTGCAGAGCGAGCACGTTAAAAACTAGCACAATTGTTATGAAGATGATTACCGAAAAGCAGAAGAAGTTCATCAATGATATTAAAGGTGTTATTACAGAAAATGGTATTAATGCTATTGATGCATTGGACTTGAATAAGTTTACTTGCTATGATGCATCTAAGCTTATTGGTGGTTTGCTTGGTCTTAGAGATTGTTACAAGGCGATTTCTAGAGGCGCATGTGTAACTAGTACGGCATATTGCGATGAGGCTTTAGATAATGTCTTTAATACAATTGAAAAGTATAAATAATAAAAAAGGTGAGACACACCGCAAAAACTGTCTAAGATAATGAATATCAAAGAATTAGTAAGAAATATGATAGCTTTCTTAAATGAGCGTCACGATATGGATTGTGCTACGTTACGTCAGCGTTTTGCAGTATGCTATGATATGAGTGAAGACGAGGCAAAGAAAGTTATTTTGGAGCTGACAATGCTTCAGATATTTGCAGAGAATTTTGGTGTTGAAATTTAAAACTTTAAGATTATGGATAAGAAGACTGCATATAAAGTTATAAGCCAATTTAGGGCAAATAATTGTAAGAGTGGAGCTTTGGCTATCGCTTTGGATGAAGCATTAAAAGCATTAAAACCGATTGCAGTAAATCAAGTTTTTTGCATTAAGCTGGAGATATTAGATAGTGGAAACTATTATCATTCGAAAGCTGCGCAATCTACCTTATGGTTAGAAGCTTCTAACAATAAGAAAAAGATGCAAGCACATATTGCAGAATGGAGAAGTAAGGTCGTAGAGCGATGCAAGGATAACAACAGCTCTTTTGAGTTTGACTTTCATCATGGGAGTCCTTATAATTTCACGGCAAACAAGTCGAATTGTAATGAGTTACCTTTTTACTTTAAAGGTAAACACTACTGCTTTACAATATTAGAGGTTTCTAAGAGTATTAAAAGCATGTATGATGACCGTATCGAAAAAGATATGGATGCCGTTCAAGATATGATGTCTTATTTAAATTTATAGAGCATGAAGTTATACGAGGTAGGCTGCATCGTCAAAGAGGTGCAGCCAAAGAATGGAGTAAAGATTACTCTAGAGGAGGCTCAGGCTTTAGTTGGTGGTTATGTCGAGTTGGTTCATCTTGATGATAATAACATATTATTGTGCGATGAAGATGGACTTCTCAAACATAAACCTATAAATACTTTGGCTACAATACAAGCGAAGAGGCTTGGCTGGAAAGGTATTTGTTGTTTGGTTGGAAGCGTTTTATTTTTAAAGGACAAGGAGTTTTAGTTATGAGTAAGGCAAGAAAGAATGATGTGAATAAGGATATACCCGAAGAGCGAATAACTCTTAGGGTATTGAAGAATTATTCAAAAATGCAAGAAGAATTATGTCATCTTCGTAAGAAAACACGTGAACAAGGCTACAGACTTAATGAACTCAACAATCAGCTACAGAGGCTTCACTCGAAAGAAGTTAGATATGAGTTAGAGAAGTACAGAAAGTTACTCTTAGAGCGTGATGAGTTGCGTGAGAAGAATAAGGCTTTGGAACAGGTGGTAAAGCAATACGATGGATTAAAAAGTTCTTTTACTAGCGAATTGAACGAAAAAGAGGAGGGTAGAGAATGATTATAGGTTCAATGACGGGGCGTGAACTCTTTGATATATTCAAGAAGGATAAGCCTATGCTAGAAAAGTTTGCTATCGAAAAAGCAAAGAAACTCATCCGTGAGCTTCGTAAGGGAATGGGACGATACACAACTCAGTGTTATGATTTCAAGACGAAAGACGCTACCGAGTACAAAGTATGCGTGTTTGTAGATAGAGGGAACATAAGACAATTCTATTTTGACATGTTTATCTATTGCAAGGAAACGAACGATTACGTATGTGCTACTTCCTTGTTGGACGAAGAGAATAGTGCAGAGCAGTTCAGTTATACGCCTCATTTCTTGCGGAGATATGCCGAGCGAGCATTGGGAATAGAGAACATGCCAATTAATAGGGTGCTTGCTCACATCGAAAGAGAAGTAGGCTATACGGTACTTATTTATAAGAATGATACAAGTAAGGTTGTTGCTACAAGTATGGGGCTTTATCTGCAAAAGATTGACAAAAGGCGAGGTATCAATATATGCAAAACTTTTGTTAGTGTTGACATGCTTAAAACCTCCCAAATTAAAGCGTATATGGTTGTTGCTGACTTAATTGAAGAGTATTCAGAACGATACAATAAAGTTCAAAGGAATGATAATGTACGAGTAGATTTCGCTAATGATTGTTTGAGAAGAGGTATTACTGAAAAAGATTTGATTAATGCCTATGGTGAATATTTTAAGAACAAAAAATAAAAGAAAGGGTTTCGTATGGAGAGAATGACAAGAAATGATGCCGCTGCTTATTTAGGTGTTGACCCTCAGACGATTACGAACTGGGTTAACAAGGGCTTGCTTGGTGGCTACAATGATAAAAGCAGTAAACGCTTTTGGGTGAATGTAGATGATGTTAAGAAGTATTCCGAGAAATACAAGATGTTATCTATCTCAGAGGATTTACTTGATAGAGAGCAGAAAGAGTTGTTGGCAAGTGAGCGCAAGGTAAATACTAAGATACAAATGTTAATGCATGATGCGTTGAACGTTTCTTCTTTCAGCTATGACAAAATAGGTAGTTCACTTTGTATGTTATTGGAGTTAACGGCACAATACGGATTACGAGAGAAAAAGATTATGCAAGCATTTTTCAATGGAGACCGAATTAGTGATATAGCCGATAATTTTGAACTTTCAAGAGAAAGGGTGCGCCAGATTGTTATTAAGGCTATCCGGAAGTTCAACTATGCGATTGAAGAACTTGTAGACTTGAAGCTGGAGAACAATTCCTTGAAAGAGGAAATTAAGAATGTAAAAATGCAGTTTATTATGCAAGAAGGTAAAAAAGAAGAAGAACAACCTGAAGATGTTCCCACTTCATTGTTCTCCATCAGATTAGTTAATTGTAATTTACCAGTTCGTGTCCTTAATGTGACAAAGGCAGCCGACATAGATACTATTGGAGACTTGGTACAATATTCCAAGCTCGATATGATAAAATTCCGAAACTTCGGAAAGAAAAGCCTTATGCAATTGGATGACTTTATTCACGAAATGGGATTGGAATGGGGCATGGATAAGGCTAAGATATATGCAAGGGGTATTCAGCGGATGAAAGATGACTCTTATATTGAAGAGTTGTTTGGAAAGCATCTTGCGGATATAACAAGCGATATTGAGAAAAAGTATAATCTTTCTCCGGCTGAGGCTATGAAGAGAGCTTATAGTGAAATGAAGAGATATGTAGGATTTAAAGAGAAGAGTAATGAATGAAGTATATAATGATGTTTTAGGTAAGGCGTTAAGCATTAAATCAACCAATAATATTGTCGTAAAAGTAGAGCAAGGAGCATTAGAAGTTAATCTGAAACAATGTAGTGTAAAGCGCATTATGTGGTTCTCTGTCTTCTTGATTGATGGATTTACTATGCGTCCATACAGTTATACTTTCTATTCCTCTATGAGTGATGATGAGTTGGATGACACATTTATACAAGTAGAAGGCAGATTGAGCTTTCTGAAAAACTTAAATTCTAAATAACATGACGGAACAGGAAAGAAAAGTTGTAAACCATGCAATGAAGATTCTAGAGCAGAGCCAAGATGATGAGGCTAGGGCGTTGGCTGTCAAGTTGTTGGAACAAGGTACAAAAGTTCCTCTTCAGAAAGTGCAGTTTTATGCCGCATATTGCAATGGCTTGCGTGATGGGTATTCAAGAATATTCGACCTAATACAAGGTGGTGGGTGGCTTGCGAAAGTGAGCAAGAAGGAAATGCCATATTTCGAAGCAGAGAAGGAGCTTGTAGAGAGCTGTATTGATGCTTGCTACGATTATCATATGGGCAAGTATGATATTAGGTACAAGGATAAAGAATTATCCAAAAGTGGTAAGCTATTGGCTTGCAAGGCTGTTTTTGTGAAACAAACGATGATTGGTTTTGAGGTTAAATACAACAAAGATAAAGAATGATTGCACAATATAGATAAGTGAAGTTGTAAACCTTTGATATGTAGGTACTCCCTTGCAAATTTTGTATCTTTGCAAATAAAAAAGGAGATTTATATATGGCAGATAGAGGATATAGAGGCAGACCTCAACGAGGCGAAAGAGCGGATAGGCAAATCAATGCCGGACATAGCCGTGGGTTGGATGCGGCTTTGTCTGACACTGAAGCTAAGATTAGAAAGCTAAAGACGGAACGTATTTATGCCTTTAATAAGGACGGAAAAGAAATAGCGCATTCCCAAACAGGAAAGGCACATAGTACGCAATTACCTTTTGGCTATAACTACAAAGATGCCATCATTACTCACAACCATCCTAATAGAGGTATTGGAGATACTATAGCTGGAAGAGTTGGCACAATTTTGTCTGGAGCTGACATTTTTACAACTATAGCACATAACGCTTCCGAGATTCGAGCAGTTACAAAGAATTATACGTATTCTTTGAAGAGACCAAGTAAAGGGTGGGGACTTTCAGAATCGGATGCATGGGATGTTTTTGGTAAGAAAAATTCGCAATGGAGACGAACCCTTCAGCAAAAACAGACAGAGTATCTTTCAAAGAGCGGAATACGAAATCGAATAAACGAGAAAGTGCTAGCTTTAAACAGAAAGCGTTCTAGTTTTACGAAAGGAGGAAAAGTCCCTAGTGCAAGTGATGTGTCTAGTTATAATCGTGAAGCAAACGAAATACAGAAACGTGTCACGGAAGCTAATGATAGAGGTAATGTTGGTGCGCAATATCAAGTTATGAAAGAATACGCAAAGAAATACGGATGGAATTTAACACGTAAGCGTACATCTTAAGGAATATATTCGAACGATGGGTAGTATTGTCCCTCTTCATGTGGGAAGAACCTTCCCATCATTGACAATGCCGTAGTACATTTTTCATATTGCTTTTGAAATCCGTACTTTTTAGCTCTCGATAGGTTGTGATCCAGGTCGTTGATTTTGACTTGTATTGCAACCATATCTTTTGAATCAATGATTGATTGTATGTAGTCAAAATACGGAACACCTTTCTTGTGGGTTAGGACACATACACTATCGGCAATGTCTTTTCTAACACCTAGTGATAACAGCTTGTCGTAGGTCATATCCGTATCTTCAATCGTATCATGGAGAAATCCGACACAAATCTCTTCGGTACTATTACCCATTTCTCCTACATGGATAGGGTGCAATATAACAGGCAATCCAACCTTATCAATCTGTCCTTTGTGCGCCTTGCAAGCGATACCAAGGCACAATTCTATCATTTCAGAATCTTTCATATTCTTCTTTCGTTATTAGCTCACCTAACTCAAGAGCATCTTGTGCATAGGTGTTTTCATTAAACTTAAACTCCTTTGGCTTACGTCCTTTACCTTTAGGGTAACACATAAGTTCTTTATTTACATATTGATAACGGACAACGATGTCATCCTCCCAATAGTAAACATAAACCGACTCTCCGTTTTTAAGGAGGTGGCTGATTTTGTTCTTATCTTTATTGTTCATAGTCTTTATCTCCTTATTACAATGCAAAGATATAAAAAATATATTAAACTTGCAAACAAATTAATGTTTATTACTTGAAATTTAAATATATTAATTATTGAAATGTTGCATAGTAAGCTTGTTGCATAGATACTGACCTTTGCTTCTTACCTCCGTTACTCTTGGCGGTTCTACTTTGCTCATATAATGCATGTCCCCAACCGGATGGTTTCTTGGTCTCTTTATAGATTTCTCGCATGGTCTTCCCACCCAACAGCTTGTAGGCTATCGAGTAATTCTCTTTGGCGTAAATCATCTTGGCGGTGTTAACTTGTATTTCACCAATAAGTCCGGTTTTCTTGTTCCGGATATTGATGATGTTTCCTGAATAGCCAGTATCCAGTTTCTGTTCCTTGAGTCTAACGAACTCAAAGCCCTTGTATTTGCCTTTAAGGTCTTTTATTATTTTCGGTATTGACCCTTTATCTGCGATGATGGTTGTTCTGTACGAGTCCTTAATGTCTTTGATACCATTAGCTTCGCCCTTAGCCTTGCGTACAATGGAGTCAACACTCTTGTAATTGATAGGAGTGACCCTTGCTCCATACTTCTTAGCTATACCTTCAGCTATAGCTTGTAGCTTGTTACCAACCGACTCGGCTTTTCTCCGCATAGAGGTAGCTTGTGCTCTCAGCCTAGCATATGCCCCATTATTACCAACGTCTCCCATATCTTTTTTAGTGCAAAATTAACCAAAATGCAAGCCAATTAATATATTGCGGCGATATGTTATTTCACTTAAAAGACAAAGTGAAAAGACACGCAAGTAAACATTTCTCTTAAACAATTATTATTCATACCTTTGCAAGAAACAATGAGTTGATAAGATGACGAAACCAAGAGATTATTTCACAGGCAAGCAAGAAGAGTTCAAACGCTCCGAAGTGCAAATAGCACCATATAATCCAAGGAAGATTTCACCGCAGCAGAAAGCTACATTGAAACGTTCCATAAGAAAATATGGCGTTGTTGGTGGTATAACCGTCAATAAGCAAACAATGACCATCGTAGGCGGCAACCAAAAAGTAACCATCGTGGATGAGATTATGGGTTATCCCGAAAAGGATTATACTCTTTTGGCTGAGGCTGTAAATATGGATTACAAGACCGAAGTTGAACTGAATTTCATGCTTAATTCCGAGAATGCTCATGGAGAATGGGATGACATGAAAGTCCGTGAGTTAATTCCGGACATAAACTATATGGATGCCGGATTAACGGAAGAAGACTTATCCCTGTTCGGCTATGATGCAATGGTAAAGACTGAAGGCGAAGATGAGTTAGGTAAAGAACTTAATTCCTTACTAGACCCATTTGCCCAAGAAAGCGAAAACAGAAAAGTACAAGCACCAAAGGAAGTGCAAGAAGAGCAGAGACGACAGATAGAACAAAATCAAATTATAGCCAATCAGCAGCAAGAGGCTCAATACCAAGCGAATAAAGAACGTATGCAACAGGTAAAGAAAGAGGTAAACACCAAGGCAGCGGAAAAAGCTTTAGAAGCCGAGTCTTACGTCATGCTTTCCTTTGATAATATAGAGAACAAGGAACGTTTTATGAGCACCTTTGGCTTTATCGAAACCGACAAGGTAATCAAGGGAGAAATGCTTATGAAAGTAGCAAAACGAATATAAACGAATAAGCAATGAAAAAGATTATAAGAATATTACTAGGGTACATAATAGCGGCAATAACAATAGGTATGCTCATTCCATTTATGATTGTTTCTATGTTTCTTGGCAAGAGGAGAAAGAACGCATTCAATATGTGGGTGTCGTGTCTCTTTACTCCTTTGATAAACAAGGTAGGACAATTGGTCAACTCATAAACATCGAAAGATTATGAAGGCAAACGGAAAAAGATTAATGAAGATTGCGAACTTGGCTATAACTATGATATTGGCAATACCAATGTTCTTACTAGCCGTTCCTTTCTATATGTATAACAAAATTAGAGGCAAGGTATAAATCCCATCTGCCCAATATATAGCGAAACAATAATAAATACAAGAAAATGGCAAAACCGAAATTTGATTACAATGGCGATGCTTTCTACGATGAGATAGAACAGCTTGCAAAGCAAGGTCAGAAGGATTCTGAAATTGCCTACGCCCTTGGTTTGAAGTTTGGGGTTGACCTAAATCCACAGGTCTTCAACCGAATGAAAAACGGAAAATACGAGAATTGGAATGAAGACGAAAATGCGGAAAGAGGCGAAAGGATAACTCAATCCCTCGTGCGTGGCAGAGAGTTTATCAATGCAATCGTGCGTGGTAGATTCCTTAAATGCGCCCTTGGAGGTGTCAAGGTAAAGGGCAAGACAACCACCAAGAGACATATGGTTGTAGATGGAGTTATGACAGATGATATAGTAGTGGAAACTAGAGAAACCGAGCAGGAGACCCCACCTAACGTACAAGCTCTTTCAACTTGGCTATTCCATTACGATATGACTTGGAGAGAGATACAGAGAGGTAAGAAGGATGAAGAGGAAAAGGGCATTCCTTTTGACCCTAAGAAAGGTATATCCGTCAATAAGTGGATAGAAAGAGAGATTGAGCAAGAAGCAGAAGAACAAGAGGAGGGTGAATAATGGCAAAAACACATTCCGTTTATTATCCGTTGTATAACGACAAGACGCATTTCATTTACCTTATAACAGGAAGCCGTGCGTCAGGAAAAAGTTTCTCTGCTTCTCAGTTTATCGAAAGACTTACTTTTGAATACAATGCAGAAAGAAAGATAGCACATAAGATTCTTTATACACGTTATACAATGGTGAGTGCCGCTATTTCCGTAATTCCAGAGGTTAAAGAGAAAATAGAGATAGATGGCACACAGGATTATTTCAAGAACACGAAGACGGATATAGTCAACAAAATGACGGGAGCTGAAATCATGTTCCGTGGTATTCATACGGCTAGCGGTAATCAGACTGCGAAGTTAAAGTCTATTCATGGTGTGACTACGTTTGTCGTTGATGAGGCTGAGGAATGGACGAGTGAGGAGGATTTTGAGCGTATCATGCTTTCAATCCGTCAGAAAGGCTTGCACAACCGAGTAATAATCATTATGAACCCTTGTGATTCAAATCATTGGGTATATAAGCGTTTCATCGAAAAGACTCATAAAGAGGTGTATTTTGATGGCGTTCCCGTTCAGATCAGTACAGACCCTAGAGTACTTCATATACATACGACCTATCTTGATAATATAAAGCATCTTTCACCGGAGTTCCTTAACGAGGTGTTAGAGATGAAGGAGAATGAGCCGGAGAAATATGCGCATATAATGATTGGTAGATGGTCGGATGTATCAGAGGGCGCAATATTCAAGCATGTAGGCATCGTTGATAAGTTCCCTAGCAATGCAAGGAAAGTAGCCATCGGTGTAGACTGGGGATATTCAAAAGATTATACGGCAATTGTAAAGTGCGGTATCGTAGACAATCGCCTATACATAGAGGAACTTTGCTATAGAACGGAAATGTTATCTAGCGACATCATAAGATTCTTGCGCCCTTATGCGGACGAAGGCTTGTTTGTGTATGCGGATAGTGCTGACCCTAGACTTATAGATGAGGTAGCTCTTGGTGGAATAGTTATATATGGAGCACAAAAGGGTGCTGGTTCTATATTGGCTGGTATTGACAAGATGCAGACATTCGAAATCTTTGCGACTAGGCAATCAGTCCATTTGCAGAGCGAGTTCCGCAAATATGTGTGGGCAAAGGACAAGGATGGCAATTATATCAATGTTCCCGAAGACCATGATAACCATTTGATAGATGCTGCTAGGTATTATATTCTTGCCGTATTGCTCGGTAAAGTGATGAAGCCAAGAAAAGCTTCTAAATCAGACTTAGGAGTGTACTAAATGACAAATATAATTACTTTTGTAATAAAAATACAAGTGTTTAATTATTAGATTGTTAGTGTAAGTATTCTATAAGAGTAGATAAAAGTTAAGTGTAAATAAAAAAGATTGTTTACTAAATAAAGATAAATTCTTTAGTAAATAGTCTTTTTTATTCACTTAAAAACTAAGTGAAAGGCATACGTAAATTAAAGTATGTAGAAACCATGTTTATTATTACCTTTGCTTCAAAAAGTTATAAGGATGTTTGTAGATTCAATTATTCAGATAAAGACATATTTTCGAAACCTCACGCTCAACGCATTGGGTGTGGAGAGAAGCATCTTCGAACGTTTGGACGATAACGATGTTGATTCTGTCGTAAACATGATGGAACAACATGATTTCGATGTGGATAATGCCATTTCGGAATATAATCCACAAACCCATAAGGTGATGAGCCGTGAAGATAAATGGGTAAAGGGAGAAAAGCCATACAGGACGGAGAAGTTGGCAAGAACAAGACAAAGATACATCAATGAGGTAGAATTGTTCTTCTTGTTAGGCAATCCGGTTATGTGGAAGAAGACTGAAGGTGACGATGAAGCCTTTGAACTATATAAAAAATACTTGAAGGATATATACTTCAATACCAAGCTACGTCAATGTAAACGACTTGCCGGAGCAGAAACCGAAAGCGGTTTTGTTTTTAATTTCTCGCAAAAAAACGGAAAAATGCATGTTGATGTGTATGTTGCAGCTCGCTCAAAGGGACATAAGATGAGAGAGTTGTTTGACCAGTACGGAAACATGCTTGCTTTTGCTGTAGGCTATTCCTTAAAGCGAGAATCAAAGACTATCGAATGTTGGGATATATTGACATCCGTTTTTAACTATCATTGTGAACGTGGTGGCTTTGGGTGGAAAGTGTATAAGTATCCTAATCCGACAGGAAAAATTAATGGCATTTATTTTCGTCAGCCAAAGGCATGGGAAGGAGCAGAACCGAGAATGGAACGTGAAGAAATGCTTGATTCCAAGATTGGAGATGCTAACAACTACTTTGCTGACCCTATTGCCGCTGCTACTGCTGACGTGATACAATCAATCCCTAAGCGGAACAAGCCAGGTAAACTCATACAACTTACAGGCAAGAACTCTAGGTTTGAATATATCAACCCGCCTCAAAATTCCGAAATCCGCAAGGCAGAGAAAGAAGACTTGGCTCAGTCTATCTTGTTTGATACGTTTACACCGGATATGTCACCGGAACTGATGAAAGCTATGAGCACGCTTACTAGTGTCGGCATAAAACGAGCGTTGGTATTGGGCTACATCAAGCGAGCGAACCGAATGGAAATCTATGAAGAACTTGTCGGTAGATTATCGCATGTGATTATAGCCGTAATGAAGGAACTATATCCTGAGATGAGAAGCAAGTTGGATAAGTTGGAGGTCGAATTCGATTTTGCCGAACCTTTCGAGGATGACAAAAAGGATAAGTGGAAAGTAATAGCGGAACTATATAATCAAGGCGTACTTTCTTTAGAGACTGCTGTACAAATGCTGGCTTTAACTGACGCTCCTGCTGAAGAAATTGAAAAGATACGCAAGGATGCAGAAGATAAAGTAGCGTTAGCTGCAAAGGTAAAGGGAAACGAAAACACAACTTCATAATTTTAAATGCTTATTGTTTTTGGGCGCATTTTCTGTTAGAATTTGCGCCCTTTTTGCACTTAAATTTTAAGTGAAAGCATTGTGATAATAATATAATATTATTCCTCATTTTGTTTTTAACTTTGTTGGCATGAACACGAATGAACTTATCATAAACGGAAAAGATGCTTGGACTACCTATCGGGTTAAGATGGGGAATGGCTTTTTGGATGCGTTGGAAGCTGACGCAGACAATAAAAGTTATATAACCAATGAAGTAAGGACAGAGCATGGAACTAGGGTTGTTCCTATCCGTCCCAAAAAGGCAGAAAGAAGCATTACCTTGGAGTTTGTTATTGTCGGCAGAGACCATAGCGACTATAATAAAAGGGTAAAAGCCTTTGATTCGCTTATGGATAATGGCTTTGTTACGATACAGGTTCCAAAATCGAAAGATGATGTATACCGTTTGTATTGTGCGAGAAAATCTCCTACTTATTCAAGGGGGAAAGGTGGGGCTATCGGCAAGAAAAGCTTGAAGTTCATAGAATATAATCCAACGAACAGGGGAGTATTGACGGATTTTGATATAAATATGTTTACGTTGAAAGAATTTGAAGATATAGAATAATTATGAAAACTTATAATGAAATTGACATAAAGTATTACGATAATGATGGAAACATACAGGTAAGATGTTCTGCTCCCGTCACACAGGACGCATTGGTTCATTATGAACTGATGCAGTCTCATTATTGTAAGCTTTCCTTTAAGCTTTCTAAGCCGATATATTTCTTGCTTGGTGATTTTATAGATACGCCATATGGTCGATTTGAACTGATAGATTTAACTAAGGCCAAAGATAATGATACTATCGGATATTCCTATGAAATTCTATTTGATGCATATTATCGTAAGTTCAAGAACAAGATATTGAAGTATCGTCCGAATACAGGTTCACAAGAAGCGACATTCTCTCTTACTTCAACAATAAGCACCCATGTAGAGGTGATAATGAAAAGTCTAGCTTATTATGCGAAGTTAGACAAGTCTTATCTTTACGATCCTAAATTTGAAGGCGAAGGAACGGACTATACTTATGTTATTGATGCGAGTGTAGACGCAAATGCGGCAAAGCTTATAACCTATTCAAACACAAGTATGTTGGATGCTATTGCGAATATAGCCCAGACGTTTGGTTGTGAATGGTGGTTTGAGGGAAATATACTGCATTTTGGAACTTGTGAGAATACGAATGCTATTACTGATTTCAGACTTAACGACAATATCGTTTCTATGTCAAGCTCACAAAGCCAGTCCACTTATGCAAACAGGGTATATGCTTTTGGAGCTGCAAGGAACTTGCCTAGCGGATATAAGAATGATGCTGATGCGGATATAACAAAGGATGGTGTTGTTGAAAAACGTCTCATGCTACCAAATTCAGCAGAATGCTCTGACAAGAACAAGCAATTGCTAGCAGAGAATGGCTTTGAACTGAAAAATGGATATATACAAGTTAGTGGACTCCGTGAAGACCAGTATGTTGAGGGGGTAACTACAAATGATGATATTTATCCAAGAAATCTTATCAAAACGTCTAAGGTGACATCATACGAAAAAGATGTAGAGGATGAAAATACACCTGAAGAAGGTGACTTCATCAAAAGGACATTCTATCGTGTAAACTCACTTTCTATAATCAATGAAGATGGCGAAAAAACAGGTGATATGGCTTTTCGAAAGTCATATATTCTTAGTGGTAAGAACCTGCATATAGTATTCCAAAGCGGTTCTCTTAATGGTATGGACTTCGAATGTGAGTTTAATCCAGATGGAGTTGAAGAAATACTTAAAGACGATGATGGTAATCCGATATTGAAAGATGGAAAGGAACAGATAAATCCTAAGTCGCAGGTATTTGAGATTGTTGCTAATGAGGATTATGGTCGTTTTTTGCCGGACACAACTTTGCATCCAAAGGAAGGAGATACTTTTGTTCTCTATAATTGGGATTCTACCAAATTGGGTGACACTTTGGTATCTGCTGCTTCCAATGAGTTGCTGACGGATGCCATAAAGGATTTGAAGAAGTCTATGATAGACCCTACGACATATACATGTACCGCTGAGGCTAACTATTCCTATAATCAGGGTAGGGGTAACTTGCATGGAGTAGGAGACAGGGTAAATCTTTATAATAAAGGTTATGGTGACAGTTATAGGGCTTCAAGAATTATCGGTTATGAGTTTTGTCTAGATATTCCTTATGATGGGGCAAAATATTATGTTGGAGAAAAACCGTCATATTCACGGCTCAATGCAATGGAGTCTAAAATTGAGGAACTTGTATATAACGGACAGAGTTATCTTAATGGTAATGGAGGCGGAGGAAAATCAATTTACATCATAAAGAGCTATGATAAGACTGCACCTACTGATTACAATGTGTATTCGGCAAGGGCAATAGATGAGCAAAGATTAAATAAAACGAAAGACGATACCGCACAAGGTACTATCACCTTCGAGAAGGTTCAGAAGTTCTTGAAGGGAATGAAGGTCGGGGCGAACGGGGATTGGACTCTTGACGAACTAGATAACACCCATCTAACCACAGATTATCTACAAGTCAGAATGAAAGCAATCTTCGAGACCTTGGAAATATTGCATACAGACACATTGGGTGGTGAATTGTTCATTACCCCAGTAGGCAGTAACCGAATATTGAAGGTTGAGGAGGTGAATATTACCTATGATGGTGTTAGTCAGAAGGCTTACAGATGCTACTTCCTTGGTGAGCAAGATGGCTCAAAGGTGGAGAATAAATGGAAGGTTGGAGACCAAGCGAGAAGCAAGAGTTTCAACCTCACACAAGGGAAATATCACAATGTCGGCAATCACTACTATTGGCGACTAGTCATCGGTGTGTCTTCCGAGGCAGTGGAGATAGATGGCAAGAAATATCATTATGTGGATTTATCGGACATCGACAAGGACGCAGCCAGCGATGAGCCTATGGTTGATGACATTCTGAATCAGTGCGGTAATAGAACGGACATCACAAGGCAAAGTTGCTTGGTATTCTCTGCCGTTGACACCTATTCCCCTTGCATAACGCTCTATCACGGAGTTGACGGCTACACATTTAATAACAAGGAGTATGTGAAGTATGGCGTGAACCATTCCACGAACAAGGCTTTCTTCCACGTCTACGGAGATATGTACTTCGGAGACCGACCTACTAGTGCCAATAATTACGAGGGTGATTCCTACGTCAAGTATGATAGCGACAAGAAGAAAGTAACCATCAAGGGAGACTTGGATATTAAGTCCACCTACGATGGAAAGACCTTGGATAAGTACATCACCGAGAAGAGCTTGGATAAGAATGCCGTTGAGACCATTATCAAGAAATCGGAGACGATTACCGACCTTCAAAACCAGATAGACGGAGCTATTGAGACTTGGTTCTATGACGGTGTTCCTACCCTATCCAACGCACCTGCCATTGGGTGGACTACCGACAAGGATAAGAAAACCCACTTGGGAGACCTCTACTATGACAACAAGACGGGCAAGGCATACCGCTTTGCCAAGGATGACTCTACCTATAAGTGGATTATCATCAAAGATACGGAGCTGACCAAGGCACTCGAAGATTCAAGACAAGCACTCAAAGATGCAAAATCAAAGAGACGTATCTTCGGCTCTCAGCCAGTTCCACCATACGATGTGAACGATATGTGGGTCAATGCCACCTATCCTAGCGATGGAAGTACCTACAAGAATGAGGTATTGCGCTGTCAGACCAACAAAGCGGCTGGTTCTCAGTTCGCCATCGGTGATTGGATTAAAGCATCTAAATACACCGATGATACCGTTGCCAACGCAGCCAAAAAGGCAGCAGAAGATGCTCAGAAGGCGGCACAGACCGCACAGACGGACATTAAGAACCTCGGAAAGACGGTCACTGATAATAAGAAGGAATTCGATAATTATGTTACCGATGGCTACCTAGAGCCTTCCGAGATTGCAGCAATGGCGCAGGATTCTAAGCGACTTGAAGATGATTTTGCGGCTGCACAGAAGTCGTATAATGAGGTGAAGGATGCAGAGGTACTGAAGGACACCAAGGAACTCACTGACCTCAACACCGCTTTTGCTACCCTCACGAGTGCCAAAACGGAACTCATCAAGTTTCTTTCAGATATATCTAAAAGATACAATGAGACTGATACCGACGGCAAGGCTGCTATCGTCTCAGCCGTGGGAACGAAGTTTACCAACTTTCAGTCTGCATACAGCGCATTCTATGACAAACTTGGCTTGGCAAACGCCTATATCACTAGCAAGATATATGGTGACTTGAAGCAGAATATCACAGACCTCGCAGGTTACAAGTATCTCAAGGATGCGCTCGGTCAGACTACAGATATTGACGGTGGTCTTGTAATGACAACGCTCCTTGCGCTGAGAGACGGAGACGGAAACGTTCAGAGCGGTATCAACGGAGCAATAGACCCGAATAGAGGAAAGAAGAGTATCGCAACATGGTGGGGCGGTCAGATGGTGGATAAGGACTATAATAGCGGAAATCTTACCCCTGCAACCTCCCTCATCCGCTTCGATGGCTCTGGTTATCTTGCCAATGGTGCTATCTGGTGGGACGTGAGCGGAAAGGTTCACGCAGACCCTACATCGTTTATCATCAGCGAAAAGAATCTTGGCGCATACCTCATCTTCTTCGAGCCGACCTGGAAGGAGGGAAGTGCAGGAACGAGCGTTGCCGACCTTGTGTCTTTGAAGCCAAACGCACCATTCTCTAAACTTGGTGTATCGGGCGATGCTACCTTCGAGGGCGCAATCTCCTTCCATGGCATTAAGCTCACGTATGATGCAACCAATAAGGCTATCAAGATTGATGGTAATCTCTATGCCACAGGCGGTATCACGGCATACGGAGCAGGAGCATCTACCACGGGCGGTGGTGGCGGCTTGAACGGCAGTGTGAAGAGTTATTCAAGTGCCTTGAAGCTTACATCAGAATCGCTGAGTGAGATTGCCTCTGCCTACTCCATCAAGGCTCTTGATTCTCGTATCTCCAGCTTGGAAGGTGGTAGTGCTACTGCTATTTCTGTCAGCGGTAGCGGTAATGCGGTTACGTCTGTCACCAAGGATGGTACTACTATCAGCGTAGTTAAAGGTAGTACGTTCTTAACTAGTCATCAGTCACTTGATGGTTACGTTAATGCAATATCTGTAAGTGGAAGTGGGAATGCTATCACGTCTGTATCTAAAAGCGGAAAGGGTATTACATTTACTAAAGGTGCTACATTTTTAACTTCTCACCAAAGTCTTGCAAACTATTATACCAAAAGTAGTGTAGATTCACTTCTTAGTGGTAAGTCGGCAACTAGTCATACACATAGTGTTAAGATTAACGGTGTTACTAAAACTATTGCAGCTACTGGTGGAACTGCTGTAGATTTAGGAACTTATCTTACTTCTCATCAAAGTTTAGCAGATTACGCTAAGAAGAGTGAAATACCTACAAAAGTAAGTCAACTTACTAATGATACTGGTTATATTACTTCTAGTGGAAGTTGTGCTTATGCTACAAATGCTGACAAGGTTGATGGTGTTCACGTTACTTGGGCAGGTGAATTAACTTCTACTAATCACCTTGTGGCTTGGGAAGCTGATGGTTCAGCTCTTAGAGATATAAAACCTGCTAATGTTACTGTAGGTAACTCTGATAAATTAGATGGTATTCATGCTAATGGACTTCTTACTGCTCTATCTAATTCTAATAATGGTATTAGTTTAACAGTTGGTGGGACTATTAAACATTTGAATAATATACAAGTTTATTCTGCTACTAAACTTGTTACTTCTCGTAATATATCTATAGGAGGTAAAGATTTTGTTGGAAATGCTAATTTTGACGGTTCAGGAAATATAATATTAAATGGAGCTATTAATCACTGTACTATAAATATAGGTAGTACAGACCCTAATCCATACAAACGTGTTGCTCATATTAAAGTTAGTAATAGTTGGAATGATAATGCGCTTCTACTTTATATTAATCAAGGATATAATGGTGGAAAATTTGGTTTGTGTAGAGTTGATTTTAGAACTAATGATATTCAAAATAACGATAATGCAGGAGGAGGTGTTTCTATACGTTGGTTAATACGTTCAGGGTATAGTACCGATAGTGTTCAAGCCGGATATTATATTCATTTAAAGAATGCTTATGTTGACGTATTTGTTAAAACTACTGGTGCTTATCAAGGAACTGTAATTCGTGTTATACAAGATTCTCGTGGTTCAGTAAATAATTACTTTAGTTTAATTAATTCAAGTGCTGATAGTGAAGCTTATACTAGTTTGTCTGCTGCTGCTATTAAATTGTATAATATTGCATATCAAGGTACAGTTAGTGGTTATGATGATGGTGTTGTAAAGTATTCTAACTCTACAAGTAATGCTGATATGGTTGATAATTATCATGTCGCTAAGTGGAATGGACTTCCAATTGTTAATAATGCTGGAGTTATGGAAATTGGAAAATATATAGATTTTTACAATACTAAAGAAGATTCAGTAGATTATTCTACTCGAATAGTATGCACAGGTGTGCATAAAAATATAGTTAATCTTCCATCAGTAGGTGGTACATTAGCGTTAACTTCTGACAATGTAGCTTCTGCAACAAAACTTGCAGCAGCAAGAACGATATGGGGTCAAAGTTTTGATGGTACTGGTAATGTTAACGGAACAATATATATAAACAATAGTGATTCTGAAAACGGAGCTATAATATTAAATAATAATGTAAATGCTAATGCTCGTATATCAGCTATAAAAGACCAAGTAGTATTTAATACTGGTGCTGCTATTCGTTTTGGAGCAGCTGACTGGGAGTATAGTGATTGGGCTGGTCTTAAATATGATACTGTTGCTAATGCTATATATTTAGGTATAGCCGATGGAACTGTATTTAATTATTATTCTAATAAAAGAAGTAATGGTACACTGAAATTTCCAGGTATTACAACTATAACTCCTGATAGTGGAGCTAGAATTGGAAATACTGGTGGAGATTTGTATCTAGGTAATAGTAATAATAGTAGTTGGCTAAAAGTTCAAGATATATGTAGTCAAATAGGTGGTACTTATTGGCAAATATCACAAAGTGGTAGTGCTAGTTTTAAAGCTCTTAATGTAGATAATGCTATTAGTTGCGATAACATTACTATTAATGGTGATACTCGTATTAATGGTTCTACTACTATTAACAGCTTATTAACAGCTAAAGCTATAAATGCTACTACTGCTGACGTAAACGCTTTTGGTACTAAAGTAAAAAATTGGGATGGTAGTATTGCTGCTAATGTTACTAATATGTTTAACGGTATTCCTCAGGATAATATACAAGTAGAATATTCAATGGATAACGGTGCTAGTTGGAATACATATTATGGTAATCCTGAAAATAGATTTAATCTTGTAAATGATAATGCTAGGGTATTTTCTTATTTTTTAGGGTCTAATAATATGCTTGGTGATACTGAGGCTGATAAACTTGCTCAAATAAAGAAAAATCAACTTAGAGTTACTATTAAGATTCCTGATGAAACATATCAAGAACTTAGTTGGATAAGTGTTGATGTAAATAATGGAGTTGATATAAAATGTCAAGTATACTTTGGAAGTAGTACTGGTGGTTATAAAGAATATGTTTCTAAAATAATAAATGGATGGGCACACAAATGTGATATTTGTGTTGGTCCTTTAGGTGTAAATGTTGGTAATGATACATATCGTTATGTAAGATTAGTATTTAGTCACCCTAGCAATAATACTAATTTACGTAATGGTATTGTTGCTAAAATTAGAGCTTTAGCTTTAACTAAATATAATTATCCTAATGACAGATATACAATTAGTACTACTGGTCATATATATGATTATGATGCTTATATGAATACTTACTTCCCTAATAGTATTCTTGCTAAAGGTGGAGTTACAGCTTATCAATCTTCTGACATCCGCTTGAAGCAGGATTTGCGGAAGCTGGACTACTTCGGCATCATCAAGGCAATGGGTGGCACGTTCGGCTTTGCTTGGAAGAAGGACAACACAAGGTCTATCGGTTGGATTGCACAGCACGTCTTGTGCAACCCTCACTTAAAGGACATCGTGGAGACGGACGAGAAGGGCTACTACAAGATTAACTACTGGTCTCCGAAGCTGATTGCAACGGCATTCGGTGCTATCGAGCAGGTGGGCGATGAGGTCAGCAGGTTGAAGGCTCGGGTGGTCTTCCTTGAATCAGAGGTTCTGCGATTGAGTGGAGATAAGGAAGACTGCAACAAGAAGAGATTAGATAACAAGAATATTAATTTATTAAATTAGTTAAGAAAATGGAGAATTTAAAGATTAACAAGAAGAGTGAACAGACAACCGCCACTTACACCAAGGGTGGCTATCGAGTAGAAATCACCTACAATGTTGACAAGACGGGTGGCAACATTGAGAGCATCAATATGAGTATCTATGGTGATCCAAATGGTAATTATCTCGGCAATGCCAACGCCAGCTCCAACGGCAGCGAGCTGACCTACAACATCAGCGGTGTTCCGCAGAGCAAGCTCAGTGAGGTATCAGCATTGATTAAGGAGGTTAATTCCGCTATCAATGCTAATATGGCTAGCGAGGCAGCAGAGTAAGTATCGTGAGTATTAACGCAGGGTGGCTCTTATAGAGCTGCCTTGCCTAGTGTTCTAAGTAATGTAACAGTAGAGCAATTTGTTAAGTAACTAATCAAAATTAAGCGACATGTTTAGAGAAGTTTATACGCAACCCCTTTCCGATATCCGCCAAAGCTCTGTTGGTGGTATAGAAAAGCATGTCAGAAGTTATATAATCTTGTGGTCTTATCCACTTGCCTTTAAGAATACGCCAAAGTGTTTCCGCAATATTCAATTGTGGCGAATATGGAGGCAAGAAAAAGAGGAAAAGTCCTCTTTGCTCCCATATTGGGCGAAGTTCTTTGATCTTCTTGTTTCTATGTACGGAAGCATTGTCAAGGACAACAAAAGTGTCCATCTCCAAGTTGAACGAAAAATCATCAAGGAAACTGAGGACTTTATCTGCCGTCATCTTTTCGGATGTGGTGAATCCATTGTAACGGTTATCACGGTCAATCATTCCAAATATATTGAGTCGTGCCACCCTTTGGGAGGGGACATAAACATCCTCCCCTTGCAGTTGCCAACCGTAAGGGACATATCCTTCAGTACACGTGTGGCTCTCATCAGCATAATAGAGCCTAATACGTCCTTCAGACGCTTGACTTTCAAGTTCTTGCAACTTCTCGACTTTGTATTCATAGAGTTGCGGCGAGGGTACTCCCCTTGGGCGTTTTCTTATTCGCTTATATCTTGCGCCAATGCTGATAAAAAACGTTTGAATGTTGAGTCGCTTGCCTCTTTGCCCGAGGCTTGCTCCCATGCCGCTCTTGCCTTGCTCACGCTCTGTCTGTCTTGCTCTATTGCCCGACGCACTGCTTCCTCGTCCGAACAGTCCATGATAGGTTTTCGACCTCTGCCAGAACGGGTATTCAATCCGTCGATTCCTTCGGACTTGAAACGTTTTACCCAAGCGTTTACGCTCACCTGGCTCATTTCCGTTTGCACGCCCGCTGCTGCAGAAGACAGTCCGTCTGCTTTCAGTAACACAGCACGACAACGCATGCGGAAGCAGTGCTTTTCGCCTAAGCGAAATCCCTTTTCGAGTGCGAGGCGTTCTGCCTCTGTCAACTCCAATACTTTTGGCTTTCCCATTGCATATAAAACGGAAAAAGACAATAAATATTTTATGTAAACTAATTTTGCTCACTTACTTACTAAAGAAGTTGTAACAGAATTAGAAACTAAAGTTGAATATTTAAAAAATAAAGATTATGTCTTACAATAGTGAAAACGGAATTATTAGTGCTCCTGTTAGCATTGATGATGTTAAACAAGCTCTTGGAGAGAGTAGCAATGACCTTGCTACTCTTTGTAAGAGTGAAAATATAAATATATGGAGTAAGTATAAACCTATTAGTTGTAAAGGTGAATTTAAAGAATATCCTATTAGAGAAGACTCTGAGGAAATAGTAACATCTTCATATAGTAAATTTACTTGTGTTGTTCGTTGTGGTATGAATATACCTATAGATACTTATAAGAACTTACGTTATAATTATGGAGGAGAAGGTTTTGCAATTAAAGCTTGTAACAACCTTTATAAAGATAATGTATATGGTGATAATGGTTATATTCATGATAATACAAGTACAAGTGTATCAGGAAAACATTTTCCAAAAGGTGGTGTTAATTCTCCTTATAGATTAAGTGATTTTAGAAACTATAATAGTAAAGCATCACATAATAGATTTCTGACTTCTATTCCTCGATTTCATACAGTTGAAGTTTATTATTCTTCAATTCCTAAATTTAATTGTGTATTATATATGAATACACATGTTGATAATAACACAAATCTTACTATGGATGATATAATACCTGATTTATCTTTAGCTTGGTCTTTTTGGATTCAAATTTGTTATGATTCGCCATATAATGATACTGATAAGATTTATAAAAATTATTATGTTGGTAATTGTCAAAAACCAACAGATTACGTATATGCTAGTAAAGAAATAACTTTCGATATAGGTAGTGGAGATAAGTATATTGATATTGTGCCTTTTTTAGCGTATACTCGTAATGCGACTTTAGATGATAATACAAAAATAATTTTTATATCTCTTCCGGGTGGTATTAGTTTTAAATATTATCCTAGACAAATTAATATGGAAAATATTAAAAGTGGTTCTAGTGGTTTTGTTGATTTCTCATCGTTGAGAGAATTAGTTGGTGCTACTTGTATTTGTAAAGCTAGAATATATAAACTTCCTGATGGTGCATTAACAGTTACTGATGGTATGTTTAGAAGTGTTTGTGGATATGGTAATAATAAGATAACATACGGAAGAGGTTATGTATCTAATAGCTCTGGTCAAGGTGCAGGCTCTGTAACTATTCCTGAAGGTGATAGAACAGATTATATTGAAGTATATATAAGATTTGATAATATTTATGAAGGAGGATATTATGGACAAATGTGTCAATTATCTTTTGAAATTAATATAGATGGTGGATGGAAACAAGTTCCTCCAGGAGGTAGTTATATTATGCGTTAAAACGTAAATGTTCTTAATATAATAAATATACTAGAAATGTATTTGTGGTTTACGTTCTCACCGAGAAAGCAGACACGTTGCGACCTAGTGATTACCCAACGAGGGGAAGCTGATTTTTAAATTCGTAAATTTTGCTCCTCCTGCATTGCTATTCGGAATTATTTTCTTAACTTTGCAGTGTTAATAGGAAAGGTATTCTGCTATGGCAATCTGGAGAATAATATTGTATAACATATAAATAAAGAAACAATTATGAAAAAGATTAAGACATTCGAGGCTGTTGCAGTCTACAAGACATTGAAGGCATTGAAGACATCATCAATGAGCGATGATGCCGCTATGCGAGTTTGGAAGAATATGAAGGCACTGCGCCAAGTAGCCGATACCTACGACAATGATGTGGAGGAAGCGCAGCAGAGCTTGAAGGACGATAAGTTCGAGGAGATGCAGTGCAAGCTTCAGGAGTGCCAGCAGTTGGAGCAGAAGCACGCCAATGAGGGCTACGAATACACCAAGGACGATTCAGCCAAGTTCGCTGAGGTCAATGAGTACTTCTTTAATCAGAAGCAGAAGACCGAGAAGTACTTCTCAGACCTTGCCAATGCCGAGGTAGAGGTAGCCATCGAGGAAGTTGAAGAGAAAGAGATTTTCAAGGCTGCTAAGGATTGCGGCTTGAAGTTCGCTGATATGGAGAGCCTTGATGTTTTGATAGGATAAACACTAATAGCGTTAGAATTTGGTAAGGAAGCCGTTCTAACGCTATTTTTGCAACCATCTACTTTCAGATTGTTACTTTAGCAAAGTTTAACTTTAAATTTTTGCTCAAAATAAATATTTTTGTGTAGTATTGTTTATTTTTGCAGCACTTTCCTTATTATTAAGAATGAGGAACTAAGAACAAATAATAAACAAAAAAAACAAAAGGAGAAGAATTTATGACTAAAGAGGAAGAAGATGAAGTCCATCGGTTAGTTCAATCAGTCGGTGTTGTACAGTTGTCAAGAGTAATGTTTAAGGACATGGACGTTAGCGAAATGATAAACGTCATTATCCTTGCAGGTAGAGGCTACAGCGTAAAGCTACTCACTTGGTTTAAGTATTATTGTGAAGTGATGCCTCTGTTTATCATGCTTTTTCATATTGCATGCATGGTAACATTTGCGTCTCATGAAAAAGAAATGTGCGTATGGTTTAAGGAGAATTGGGTATCGGCAGCATTTATCTATTTCTCAGTTTACATCCATCCGCTTGTGCTTATACTTGCTAGCAGATTCTTTTGGCTCTGCTACAGATGGCGTATTCCGATGATCATCTACCTATTTGGGATAAATGCTATTCATATTGTATACTGGAATGTTTTTACCACCAACGAAATGGTGGAATCTAATGTTGTAATACTTGTAATGACCATTATATTTTATGTATATGGTTTTGCCGATAAGTATTACTCAGGCAAGGGCTGTCAAAGTTTAATCTCTAGATTATAATGATATGGGAAAGTTATTTGGTTATCACACCTTGGGAGTGTTATTAAAATCGTTGTCTGACTCTTGCTTTCGAGCAGACGAGCAAGAGAAGAGAGGGGAGAAGGTAACTGCTTGCGGAATGAGCAGCGATGAGATAGAAGACCTTTGTGAGAACTATCTGCCGTATGCTCTCAACCCGATGCTATCTACCGAGGAAGTTAAGGAGAAGCTTCACGTTTCTGATGCAACATTGAATAGAATGGTGGCTAGGGGCGATTTGCCCCATGGCGAATGCAAGAAACGTGGGCACACCCGATATTGGAAGAAGTGGGATATACTGCACTTCATTAAGAGTAAGAGAAAATAATAGTTGAACATGTAAGTATTCCTTACAAGTTGAGTAAGAGAGGTAAGTGATTGCCTCTCTTTTTTGTTTCAGTTTGCGTGAGTGACTGTTGCAAAAATTGCAACAGTCACTCTGACTTCCTTTTTTTTTATTTTTACATTTTCAAAAAGTCTTCTATATCTATGTACTCAATACCGAAATTCTCCGCACATTGTTTGTCGGAGTCCGAGAAGTCACCTTCTTTTCCGCTAGCATCACCTATCATTATCAGCTCACTTTTCTTCCAAGAAGAATACGACTCAAGCATTCCTGTATTTGGCTTTCTCATTTCTATCTCTGCATGCGATGGGCAATACATAGAGTTGACGAAGATATTTCGTCCGGTATGATTGCGAAGATATTTTTGCATAAAGCTTTCAATAGCCTTAATCTTGCCGATAAAATCCTGTTCGTCAACAAATTGAGGGATGCCTCCTTGGTTTGAGACTATTTCAACATAGTAAAGAGTAGGGAATGCATCTACAATCTTATCCAAAACCTCTTTACGGATTTTGAAATCTGTTACATCTGTAGGAAAGGTGTTTCCTGATATAGTTGTAATAATCGTGTCGTCTAAATCAATGAATAATACTTTTTTCTTGATTAAATATCCTTTTTCTGTCATAATTTTGCTTTTTTTCTATATTGATATATTAATATCTTTATCTACGAAAATTAAGTTTGTAAAACACAGTTGTTTCGGTGTGTCTCACCATTTTTATTACAATGCAAAGATACGACAAAAAAGATGGCTTTGCAAATAAATTAATGCAAATTTTAAAACGTTATCTGTTTTTAATGAAATCATTAACAATTCTCTCTATGGTGTCTTGCTTGATAGCTATAGGGGCATCACCTTGATATTCTATCACTTGGTTGCCGCATTCCTTCCAAAATAGGTTGCTATTGATGCGTTCGCCATCTACCAAGATCCAATCCGGATGATGTTCAAACGAATGCATATTAGTTAGCGGAACGAGAATGAATAATTTATTCTCCATCTTGTTTACGAGTACCGACAAGTCATTATCATCAAATGTAATGATAACTCGATTTTCATTCTCAGATAGAACGTTAAAATCCTCATTAAAACGTTCATAAAGGTAATTTTTGATTTTCGAACAACTCATATTCTTGTAATTTTATAGGAGGGCAGATGGAAAAATCCAAGGTCTGCCCACCAAGTTAAACTTATAAGGAAATCTTCTATAATATCGACTGACAGAGCCATCCCATAAGATAGCATGGTTCTTCGCCTTGCATATCTATTCCCAGATGGTTGCATATATGTGCTACTACATGAAACATTTCATGTGTGAGACTATTTATATACTCACCTTCAGAAGTAGATTTGCAAATGAGCACAACACTTGTTTTCTTTGAAACATTTGTGTATGTCAATCCTTTGTTTGAAGAATCGGTTGAAATGTGGTCGTATGCATCCAATAATGGTTGCCCCTTACAATCAATGGAACTTAGTAAGTCCATAGCTTCGTCAACATCTTCTTGATTAGCTACATGACATACAATCACATTCCAATCGTATTTCTCCAAGTAAATTTCTTGTTTAATCATAATACATCATCCCATGGAATGCCGATACCATTATGGTTGCAATCGGCATAAAATCTATTGAAAATAAATCCGTCCGCTTGGTCTGGGTCATCCACCATATCCTTAATGAATTGAGCCAAAGCAGCTTCGTCCTTTAAAGAGGACTTAAAGAAATCGGCTCTAGCCATGTTTGCGACATAGACGAAATCGTAATTGTCGGCATTCTCCAACTTTACGTTATTGACTTTAAGAAGTTCCTCGACTGTATCTTTTTCTGTCGGTTCAACTTTTTCGAGCTTACCAGTCGTTGCGTTTGTCTTGCGCATTAAGGTAATAGCCCAATCGCACATCTTTTTATTGAAGTGCCAGCCATTGTAGCGAAGGTATGCAATCATCCCTTCAGGCTTCATATCGTATGCGTCAAGTGGTATTTTGTATCTTCCCATAATAAAAGCTTTTAAAGGAGGTGGAGATTTCTCCCCACCTCAAAGTGTAATACTAATAGCGATAACCGCCACCTCTGCGACCACCATGTCTTTCACCATAGCGGTCATCATCGTCATCCCAATTGTCTCGGTAATCCGGCATTGGGTTTCTGTGACCCATTCGTCCATACTTGTCATCCCCCATTTCATCAATGCAGTGCATGAGTTTACCACCATACTTAAGCATCTTCTCTACAAGTTCTGACATTTCATTTACCTTGTTTTCGGTAATTTCTATCATGTATCCCATAATGATTTACTTTTTTGTATTAACTTTTTCCAAAGCCACTGACAACATAGACTTAATATCGGTCAAAGTTCCCTTCATTCCGCTAACCTCGCTTTTGAGGTTATTGATGTCTTCTTCCTGTTGTCTGTCTTTGGCTATTTGTGGATTCAATACGGCACGCATCTTTGCGCACTCTTCCATAACCTTTTTGTGGTATGGCTCGCTTTCCACAATCTCCTTAGAATGCCGATACATAGCCTCAACTTCCGCATCCATAGCTTCACGGCTTTCAGAAACCACGAGGTTTTCCGAATTTGCAATTTGCATATTGGATGGGAGTTGTTTGAACTCCATTTGTTCATTAGGCAATTTTACGACAACATCAACGGTAGTCTCCATTGGTTGTGGGTTGAATTGCCCAGGAGTATATGTTGGGAACTTAGGTTGTGGGTTACTGACCGATACAACCTGTCCGATTTTAAGACTTGGGTTTTCACCCTTGTCAAGCACATAGAATATGCTGTTAGGTCGAAGTCCTTGAAACATAGCTTTGTAATGTTAATTGTTAAACAATACCCGTCATTAGCTGAAGGGTGTTAGTATCTCGCTCGAACCAAAACTGATAAACTCCAGTTCCTGCAATGTCGGCTACCGTCAAAGGATTGCCGTTGAACTTAGTTACAGCTTGGGTTACGCCATTGGTCTCGAAAAGGATTGGCAGCGTATTTGTCGTACCAGTCGGAATAGCTTGATATAGGTTCACAAAGATAGTTCCCCTATAGTTAGCATTCACGAAGGCGTGGTTTCTGAACGAGAAAACGACATTTTCGGTGTTCACCACCACGCCTGTAGATGCGATAGCTGCCGAGCCGTTACGATTAACCCATGCAAAAGGTCTCATCCATAACATAGCAGCCTCCTTTCCTAATTAACCCCAAAAGCTTGCATTGTTGACACCATTCAGACCATATAAGCCTGTTTGCCAAGCAACGCAATTTGGAACAGCAGTAAATGGACTGTAGCTGGTTGTAACAGTTGATGGAAGCTTACACTTGATACCATCTACCTCTTTTTGCAAGCCAGCCAACATAGCGTTGACAGGTGCCATAGCTTGACCTACAATCTGCGAAGTCATGGCAGAAGACTTATAAGTTCCATTCTCTTCACGAAGATGGTCTATCTTGTCCTGCATATCTCTGAGTTCTGCTTGGCGTTGGCCATTAACTACGGTCTGAGTACTATCTTTAATAGCATTCAAAATGTCGCATGTCTGACCTTTAGTTTCGAAAGCAACATTAGAAAAACCTCGTTCCTGACTTACGGCTACATTGTTGATGGCATTCTGCAAAGTGCCAGTCTGCTGACACATAGCCAACTTGACGTTTCCGTCCATAGCCGTAATATTGTTATTTACACGGCAGCAGCAGTCAGCGAGTTGTGATGCAATCTGCATGTTACCTTGCTGAAGAGCGTTGATGGTTTGCATTCCGCTCATACCTACTTGGTTGCCCACGTTCTGGACTTGGGTTGTCAAGGCAGAGATTGCTTGTTGAATCTGTCCTTCAGTACAATTGAGCTGAGTAGCGAGATTACTGAGTGCATTACGATTGCCACCGATAGCATCCATAAGCAAGGAACGACCATAGTCATTGTTGATTTCATTGGCAAGACCTGCGCCATTGCCACGGCCACCAAAGCCGAAACCATTACCGCCCCAACCACAGAAGCAAAGGATAAAGAGCAGCCAAATGAACCAAGAACCATCGCCATTGCCGAATCCGTTATTACCCTTCATCGCAAGAAGAACGTTTGGGTCAACGCCTCTCTGTTGGAGCAAAGGAGCTATCAAGCTCATCATTCCTCCATTGTTACCTGAACCCTCTGGATTAAAAACATAAGTTTTTGATGTCTCCATAAGAATAATCTTTTTGTGTTAAACCTTAATTAAACTAACTCTATGTAACGTTACGGCTGCAAAGTTACGAATAATAAGGATAAGATAAAATAACTCTATCAAACTTTCTTTTAATCACTAATAATCAGGTAGTTAAGGTGATAGGAGGTAATGTCATACTTCCGGATGCATGGAAATCAAAGGCTTGTTTGCAAATTCCGTTTGCAGAAAACGAAAAATGCAAACGGAAATTAAGCACGCACAAACTTGAAACCAAATTTTTCAGTATAGTATTCCTCTTTAGGGTGTCTTTTTGTCTCGGAGTCATAGCAGAGAATAAACGGCTCACCCTTAGAGTAGAAATAGTTATAAGACTTTCGCAAATACATCTTTGCATTCAAAGCCTTTGGGGAGAGCTTTCTTATTCTTAACCTAGTTTCTTGAGGCTTACCCGACATTACTCTAAGTTCATCCATTTTGTATTGCATGTGAAGTTTTCTTCCTTTGCTTGCATATCTTTCTTTATTCCAATAGTCTCTTAGAGACTTGTTTCGTTCTTTACGAATCCTATTTATCGTTTCTATATCGTGTTTCAAGCCAAGCTTACTGACTTGTCCTAATATTGTAGACTGAGGAATATTCGTTACTTCTGAGATTTCTCTCGCTGTCATCGTTTGGTACATGTCGGAGATTTTGCGGATAGTCTCATTATTCAATTTATTGTCTATTTTCGTTCCACCTAAAATAGTGATATACTTGTATAATGTATGTAAGGTTACACCAGCAGCCTTGGCTACTTCCTTTCGTGGGTAGTCATTGATGTGGGCTTTGATATAGTCCATCTGTTCTTGTGTTAATCTTCTTGGCATTCTTCGTCCTCCTCAAAAGAAAATCCGTATTTGTTCTTGTAGAATTCTTCATCCATTCTGCGAGTATTCCGGTCATAACCTAAGATGTATGGTTCACCTTCAAACGCAAAATACCCATACTTATTTATAAGATGGTACTTGGCATGATATGATTTTATCGGCATTTCTGAAAATTTGAATTTCGTCTGCTGCGGAATACAAGATATAACTCGGAATTTCTCCATCTGCATAGTTCTTTGCCAGCTTTTCACCCTTTTGCCAATAGTTGCTTTATCATATGCTTTTTTTAAGTTAGCCAAACTATTCTTTTTAAGTCTTTCGATAGTTTCTTCTGAATGAGTAAGCTTTAGTCTTTTTGCCGCCTTTCCTACTGTAGATGGATGACACCCTACAATCTCGGCAATCTCTCTGACCGAATGGTCAGGATAAAGCATTGTGATTTGCTCGTCACGCTTCTTGTCGGGTTGCGGAACAGGTCTTTTATGTTCGATTTTACAATTGCAATCATGTAGAATCTTATACAAGAATTTCACGCTGACACCCATTCTTTGTGCCAACTTGTATCTTGGTCGTTCATTTATGTGCGCCTTAATAAAGTTTATTGTGTCTTGTTCTATAACTTTCATTTTTATTCAGTTTTTGTGGTGTGTCTCACCTGTTTTTTGCAAAGATAATGAGATTTTATTGGCAGAGCAAATATTTTAATGTGTTATAACTTAGTTTAAGGAAAAATTTAATTATTTGCACAAAAATTAATTGTGCGGTTTTCTGACTCGGCTATTTCCACATTATTATATATAAATAGCTATCTTTGCAACAAAAAACACAAAGAAATGACAGCGGAAACTATTCAATTAATACAGACGGGAATTAATCTTCTTTGTGCATCGGGTGTAATCTCAACGCTGCTGTACTATAATAGTAGAAAGCGAAAGGAGGCGGCACTCGCATCACAGGAAGAGAATAAGACTATTTCATCATATGCCGATGAGTGGAAGGCTCTCTATGAACGTTCCAACGAGTCGGTCGTTAATCTTAACAGTAAAATAGATGAATTATATGAGGAAATCAATCAGTATCGTATTACGATACGCAATCTTAGGGACGAGAAGAACGATTTGAAGCTTGCCTTGCATGAGGCACAATGGAACAGATGCATCAAGGATGGATGCCAACTTAGAACCCCACCAAGAAAACGAGATTCTTTAGAAGCATTTGTTGAAAAAGAAGAGAGTACGATATATCGTGACAGGGAGGATTAAAATATGGTTAAGTATCTGAAATTACTCATACAAGTTAATAGCGGACATTCAAGCAAGGCATTCTTCTTAGTGTCCGTGACCTTGATAGGTTTCTTGATGCTCTTGGTTGTATGCTTCATCTTAGTGTGGGAAGTGGTGACTTATGGGACGATCAAGACCGATTTGATGGGGTTAAGTGCATTTGTTGGTAGTGTGGCTAGTTTGTTCGTCACGGCTGGCATTACCAAGACGATAGGGGAACGTGGCGAACACAATAACAATAACTTAAAGTTGGAGGAAAAAGACAATGGCTAAATCGGAGATTTTAAGCGAGTTCGTACTTAGTTGGGAATCATCTAAGTACACAAACAAGAAGAGTGATAGAGGTGGAGCAACGAAATACGGAATTACGCTTGCCACTTGGAAGAAGGTGGGGTATGACAAGAATGGCGACGGAAAGATTACAGCCGATGACGTTAAGCTGCTCACCAAGTCGGACTATGACCGAGTTTTCAAAAAGAACTACTGGGACGTTTGCTGTGGTGATAAAATAGTTAGCCAGTCGGTCGCAAACCTTCTTGTGGACTTCGCCTATAACAGCGGATGCTCAAAGGCTATTCAGAAGATACAGAAAGTTGTCGGAACGAAGGTGGATGGTATCATGGGCAAGAAGACCTTGGCGGCTATCAACAACTTCAAGCAAGGGCAGTGGGTCTTGTTCGATAGCCTGAAGGTCGCTAGGATTACCTACTTTAACGACATCGTGAAGGATGACCCCAAGCAAGAGGTCAATCTAAAGGGTTGGCTCAGGCGAGTGGGAAACATCAAGTATGGAAAGCTCGTCTGCAATGACGGAAAGGAAATCACTTGGAAGTAATGGCAAAGGTAGCCTCATCACTCTGGTCGGTGGGGTTATCTTCGCTTTGGTTCTATAATTTCGCATTATGTTAAGATAATAAAATGTAGCCTAACTTGCTAGTATTCAACGAAAGCGCAATTTTGCGCCGTCGTTGAATATAGTTTTACTCTTCGCTTTTCTTGTCGAAATGTAATTTATCTAGAGCATCAAGCATTTTGTGTTTTCTGTCTTCGTATTCCGTATAAAGGTAATTTGTCTCCAAGTCTGATATGCGCTTGGGATTCAAATTAGAGTCAAATTCAACGCTTTCGTATGCCGTTTCACGTTCTTTCGTCTTTTTATTTTTCAAATGAATTTCTGCGAACATTACATAACGAAAAGGAGGATTGGAATTGGACTTCTCAGACTGCTCTATGATTTCATCAACGGATTGTCTCGTAAATTCCACACGATAAGCAGGAATGATGTCTTTGTCGTTGTACTTTTCCCAAGACAAAACATATAGCTTACTATACCATACGTCCTCAACATCAAAATCTAGCCTATACCCATCGTATTCTTTGAGGATATATGGAACGAATGCCTTTTCTGCTTTCTCTGTTAGTTCTTTCTTGTTGTCGCATGATGATGCAAAGAACAACAAACCAAGTAACAAGCAGAAATTAATCAGCCTTCTCTTCATTGGTGACCTCGTTTTCTTTGTTTGCGATGGCTTTTGTCTCGGAACTAGAGAAGAAGCCATATCCAAATGATGAAAGGGACAAGAAGAACAACAAGGAGGAGAATCCAACCTTAACGAGCTTCGTTAGAGCCAAGACGTTGTTGGCTGCGTAAGCACTTGCGTGTTGCATACCTGTGTAAGCGTCACCACCGAAATACTGCATCTCAGCCTCCTTGCCTACATCTTGCAATAAACAAACGATAGCCAAAATGATGCCTACGACACCAATAATTGAAAATGTTACTTTCTTTTTCATAATCTTAATGTTTTAATTATTAATTGTCACTTCTTCAATTTCTCCAATATCCCCATAGCCTCATCAATGGATGATGCGGAATACAGCTCACCACCTTGTTTTATCAGGGCGATGAAGTCACTCATAGCATCTACTTTGTTTGGTTCGTCAAACAATTCTGCTACAGGACAACCTATAGCGTTTGCTATTTTTTCGATAGTTGATATACGCAAATCGTTTTTCTCGCTAAGTAAACGAGAAACAGAAACCCTATTCACACCCATCCGGTATGCTAGGTCTTGTTGCGTTATACCATATTTATTAAGAATGTCTTTAAATCTCATAATACGTAATACGTTACATTGTTATTTGCTTGCAAAGATAAGAATAATATTTGAAAAGTAGCATATATACGTAAAAGTATTAACGAAGTTTAAAGAATAGTACGTTACAAACGAATATTTGTTAATTAACTTAAATACGTTACGTTTTATTTCTAAAAAGTTTGGTAGTGTAACGTAAATATGTTACCTTTGCATCGTGATTAAGAAACAAAGGTCACAAGAATATTATTAATTTAATTGCTGTTATGCAGCCGAGTCGGCACTCGTAAAACGGTATAGTTATTATGGCTACTACATTTAAGAATATGATGAAGGAGGTTATGAACATGGCTCACAGAGCATTTCAGTTGAAGGGTGCGGTTATGAGTTGGTCAGAGTGCTTGAAGCAAGCTTGGGCGGTAATGAAGTTAAAGCTTGCGATGAAGAAGCAGGTTGTCGAGTTCTTCTATATGAAGATGAATGGAGAGGTGAGACAAGCCTTCGGTACATTGATGGCAACCCACATTGATTACGTGCCAAATGGCAATGGCAAGACCTATAGAGACTGCATCAAGTATTGGGATGAGGTCAAGGGCGAGTGGAGACAGTTCAAGGCTTACAACTTCATCAAGGTTGCAGCCTAAGAGATATAAACCTTTCAAGGTGTTTGGTCGGGCTTATAAGGAGTGAGCCGTTAATCACCCCTTAAACTTAAAGAATAGGAGATTTTATTATGAGATACTTGGTAGTAACATTCTATAAGGAGGTAAATCACTTCTTCGATGATAACACTTTGGAGAAGGTTGTGTTTGAGCATAAGATTGACCCAAACAAGAGTGATTATGACAATCAGACCGATGCTTACGAGATTGCAATCAGCAAAGGTCATAACCCTAACAAGAACATAATGTTTAAGGAGGTAGAGCGATGATAGTTACAAGTTATTTCACGAAGAGCGAGTATATCAAGGGCGATTACCAAGAGACCGAGCTGGACAAGCGCAAGCGTGAGGTTGACTTCTTGATAACGGGTGTAGGTAATCGTTGGGAGATTCGTTTCAACCATTCTGAGAGCCTAAAGGAGAGCCGTAGCGTGAAGAAAAGCGAGTATGCGGATAATGTGTACTACGTTACATCAAACGCCTTGGAGAAGCTAAAGAAGCAATATACATACGAGTGCGATTTCTAGTCGCACAAGTGAAAAAACGTGAGGCACACGCTAAACTGCACCGGACTTTAAACATTAAATATTTAAGAGATATGGATAAGAATTTGATGGATGCTCTTTACGTGAGCTACAATGAGAAGATTGGTGTATTGAGTGACAATGAACATAATGTTGTATCACACATATTGGGTACGGACTTAACCCTAGTGTTCGACAAGCAGGAGATGAAGACTTATCTTCTTGTTCCTCTCTCCAAGAGACACAAGATAGAGTGTCATCCTGGCTTACGTGGTAAGGAGTGGGTTAAGGTTGACGGCAAGAAGATAGCGAGCGATGATTTTTTCCGAAAGGACGCTTGCCAATGGATTGAGGTGAAGACCTATGATATTCTTTCTGAGGTCGCCTAAAATATATCGGGCGGTGGGGTGGCAGTCGTGAGGGGCACACGACATAAATATAAACTGCCACTGGTAGCCATCCCATTCCCCTTTAATGATGTTTAATTTAACAGTTTTAAGTATGGCGTTTGATTTGAACAAAAAGGACGTTAATGTTGAGACTCTACCAGTAGTCTCCGAGTTTTTAAAACAACCTGAGAATGGAGGTGTTAAGTGTGAAGTAATTAAAATCGAAGAGTATGACGGTAAACAAGCCGTCAATGCTAGGGAGCTGCACCAAAAGTTGGGTAGCAAGTATCAGTTTGCAAATTGGATTCAAGAACGAATTTCAAAGTATGGATTCGTTGAAAATCAAGACTATGAGGTTTTTAAGGAAAATCTTAAAAACTCAAATGGAGGTCGTAGTCGTATTGAGTATGCTCTTTCGCTAGACATGGCGAAGGAGTTGTGTATGGTTGAGAATAATGATGCAGGTCGCAGGATTCGCAAGTACTTCATTGATATGGAGGATGAGGCACGAAAGATGTTGGCTCAACAGAGTGTCGTTCCGTCCTATCAGGAATCTGACCCTATCAAGCGTGCGACACGATGGATAGAGGAGGAAAAAGAGCGACAAGCCTTGATGCTAGAGAACAAGCGCAAGCAGGAAGCCTTGGAAGCCAGTCAGAAGGAGGTGGTGGAGCTGAGTTCCACTATAACCCAGATGCAGCCAAAGGTTACTTACTATGACGTGATGATAAAGAACAAGAGTACGAGCGTAATCACTTCCATGGCGCAGGACTACGGAATGAGTGCCAAGGCATTCAACAAGAAGTTAAATGAGTTGGGTGTGCAGCACAAGGTTGCCGACCAATGGGTGCTTTATCGTCAGTACTTGGATAAGGGTTATGTCAATAGCGAGCCTGTGACTATCACCCATAATGATGGAAGCCAGACTGTCAAGTACAATACGAAATGGACTCAGCGAGGACGTTTCTTCCTCTATGACTTTTTGAAATCCAAGGGCATCTTGCCTTTGATTGAGCGAGCCGTTTAAAGTGCCTCGTACAGCTAATGTAGGATTACCAAGGATAGGGAATGCGTTTTTCACGCATTCCCTATTTCTATTTTTTCACTTATTCAAGTTTCGGAAACAACTCAAATGATTCTTTTGATGCCATATACAATATAATCCGTACCTTTGCACTCAAAAAGGAGGTTGATATGCAACTTAGATTTGATTGGTGGCGTTGGCTCGTTACCATATTGGTAGGTTTCTTTATCATGCTGATGATGTACGGATGCCGGACAACGAGATATGTAGAAGTGGAAAAGGTGGTGCGAGACACTACTACTTATGCTCACTGGGACTCTATCGTCAATGAAAGGGTCAGGCTCATTCAGGATAGCTTACTCTCTTACCATTGGGAGCAGACCGAAAAGCAGGTTAAGGATTCCACTTACATCAAGGATGATGTTAAGACAAGGGTAGATGAGAGTGGTAAGGTACTAGGTAAGGATTCTACTCATATAGAGATTAGATACAGGGACAGCAAGGAACTATCCAAGGTTCGTGATAGCCTTATTCATTATAAGGAGATAGCAGAGCGAGCGAGTATATACAAGGCTCAGAGGGATAGTCTAAACAGAGAATTGAGTATCACCCAGACCAAAAAGGAATATATTGAGAAAGACTTGGTTGGATGGGACTTGTTCTATTGGAAATTCGGTATGATTTCCTTTTGGGTCGTTTCCTTGACGCTGGTAGCAATGATTTTCTTTCTCACGGTAAAATATAAGAAAAAGTTTTTTCATTAGGTTGGTTTTTAGTTATTAAGGTTTTAGATTGGTTTTTAGGTAACAACTTATGGAGCAGCTGCCAGTGATGGTGGTTGCTCTCTTTTTTTTTGTCTTGAAAATGCCTTAGAGTGTAAAATGTTAATATTGCAAGCGGCTTAATGTATTTGTAGTTTTATATATGTAACTAAAATTGGGTTGTGTGTTAAAAATACGCAATTAGAGTAGAATATCACATTAAAGCCCTTGCAGTTTGAAAATAAATTAGTATCTTTGCAGCGTGCTTTGTTGGTGCTGACACGCTTACAAGAATCAATAAGATTTTCCGTGGCGAAAGCCATACCACGATAATCCTTACCTAGATTTCGGTGTCAGACGAATGAAGGGTAAGGATTTCTTTTTAGAATCCTTGTTTTGAGTCGAAACATTCTTAGATAGCTCTAGGTTAGCAATGGGCTATAATCGTTGGAGTAGGCGAAACACAGATAAGTTAAACAAATAAGGAAACGAGTTATTATGCATCAGATTAGAATTGGTATCAAGCAAGCTAAAATTGCACTAGGCGATAAGAATCGCTTGGTGGGATTTTGTTTTGCCTTAAAGATAAAATTTCTATTCCGTGCATCAGACCTTCATTTTAGATCTACAAACCAAGCAGCTAAAGTGATGGGCTACAACAAGAAAGATTTCAAACAATATTTGGATTTATCAGTTAAATTTGGATATTGTAGAATCGAAACTAATAAGTTCGGTGTGAAGAGAATCATAGCGAACAGGTTGTATGACAGTTTCCAGTACTGCTACAAGACAAGACGATGCGAGATAACTAAACTGACCTTGCCTCAGTTGAGAAGTCTTTTGTGTGATGTCGTTGTGAGTAACAAAATCAATGTCATTGAAGATGTCTCCAATACGCATTGTAGAGCCGTCAATGGGAATACGATTAAAAGTGTACGTAGTGCCCAAAAAACGGAAGCTCGTATGTTGGAAAGACCATTCAATGAAAAGTACACAAGTTATTCATACACCAGCATGATGAAAGATACCTGTTCAACTAGATACCAAGTTGGGAAGACTATCAAGAAGCTTGTTAAGTCTGGTGCGGTAAAAAAAATAGTCCAATGTACAGAAGTCGGAGTAGACGCATGTGCTTGTACTAATAATTGGCATTACTATGATGCGTTCGGAAATCTAATCATCATTTCGGCAAAATATCGAAAAGGTCAACTGCGATGCGCTAACAAATATAAGGTTCTTAAGAGCCAAGTATCTAAGTCGAAGAGCGGAACGAACCAAAAAGTTATTGAACGAAAGATGAAGTGGGTAAAAAATCGAACATAATAATAGTAGAGAGAGAATCAATAAATAACCTGCGTGCGTAAGGGAGCTTGTAAATGTAAGGGGAATATACGAAGTATATTTCACTTACGTATATAAACTACTCATGTGTATGTGAGGTTGATTAAAGAAACAAGGAAAAGAAAGGAGCTATGGGAGAAAGAAGACAAACGAAGGGGGATGAGCACAGAATCGTTGCAAAGCCAACTTATGAAGAGTTTGCAATGTATTGCTCGATGGCAGGTTTTATGAAAGACAACCTAAAGTGGCTTTATGGTCGCTTCGATGATGTCGGATGGTTGCTGCCAAGTGGTAAAGTCCCTAAGAAATGGGAGGATTTGGTCAAGAAATGGAATTCCTTGAAAAATCCAAGTCAGACTTACCGCAAGCATGGTTTCAAGTTCAAGACCAAGGAGGAGAAGATGCACGGCTGCTACGAAGTGTGGACAGATGGTTCTGCGGTACTTAGGACTGATACCAAGCGAAGAAAGTACACTGGTGGTGCTGCCTATGTAATTTTACACGAAGGCAAGGTGTATAAGCAGGGAAACTACGGAACTATAGACACGACAATTAGCCGTATGGAGCTTTTGGCAATCATTTGTGGTGTTGGTCATTGCCCACAAGGTGCGGTTGTGACGGTTCATAGTGATAGCCAATATGCACTAAAGACTTTGAGCGGTGTTTATTCTGCACACAAGAACTTAGATTTGATGGAGAAGTTTAGAAAGCATTCCGCTCATGTAGCACACATCACTTGGCGCAAGGTGAAGAGCCATTCGGGAGTTGAATATAACGAGCTTTGCGACAGATTGGCAAACGAAGGTAGAATAGCTGCCGAGATTAAGGCAGGATTAAAAGTTAATTCAAAAGCTTAGAGAAATGAAGATACGGACATTTGAACTATGTGCCGGATATGACTCTCAACTGATGGCTTTGGAGCGACTGAAGAAGAAATATTCTGATTTCGATTACGAGTGTATCGGATGGTCTGAGATAGAGCCAAGTGCAATAGCCTTGCATAATGCTTGCTTTCCTAGTCTGTCCGGCAAGAATTTCGGTGATATGACAAAGATAGATTGGAGCAAGGTTGCTGATTTTGACTTGCTGACATATTCAACACCTTGTCAGTCTGTTTCGCAAGCCGGAAAGCAGAAAGGAATAGAGGAGGGAAGCAATACACGTTCCTCTATCCTTTGGTTCACAAGAAACGCCATTATTACCAAGAGACCGAAATACCTCTTGATGGAGAATGTAGAGGCTTTGGTTCAAACAAAGTTCATTGGGTTCTTTAACAAGTGGCGCAAGGAGTTAGAATCATATGGATATATCAACTTCGCTAAGGTGGTAAATGCAGCCGACTGCGGTGTTCCTCAGAACAGAAAGCGTGTATTCATGCTCTCTATACGAAACGATGGTGATAAGATAGATTATCATTTTCCGAGAAAGACAAAGCTAGAGAAACACTTGGTTGATGTCTTGGAGGAAAATGTGGAAGAGAAGTACTTTTTTAGTGATGACTTGCTATGTAAAGAGAAATTTGTATCGAATGAATGGAAAGAACCTATGAGTGCAGCTATAAGAACTCGTTCTGAGGGGAAGTGGATAAAAGGCGAAAAGCATAGTTCAAAGGTCGAACTTGGAAAGAACATAGCCAATACCATTACATCTGCGAGCAAGGACTCCTTGGTTGTGCTTGGAGAGACAAGGTTGCGCATTAGGCGTTTGACTCCGAGAGAACTCTTCCGCTTAATGAACGTTGACGAAGAATACATAGACAAGATGCTTGAAAGTGGAGTGTCGAAGTCAAGTCTTCAAAAGGCTGCTGGAAATTCGATTGTCGTAGCTTGTATGGAGAGGATATTCAAGGAACTTTGGTTTTCTGAGAGTAATGTTAAAGTCGCTGATGATGGTCAGCTATGCTTATTTTAAATATTGACGATATGATGTTTTTAAATATTAACGAGAAAAAGGAGAAAGCAAATGCTATCTCATACAAGATAGATGAGTACATCTGGGGACGAAAGGATTTTGTTACCGATTGCCCCTATGGTGAGAAAGGCAGATACACCAATGCAATTAATAAAGTTGGTGATTTGGAGTGTAATACTTGCGAATGGCAGGTAAGACATGACCCAAGTACGCAAGTTGTGATGTGCTCCCATCCAAAGGTGTAGAAGAGCGAGATTAAGAAACTTTTTAAGGATATGTGATATGGATAAAGAGAAATTAAAGAATGATTACGAGAATGCTTGCAATGCTTACTTGAAGGCATTCTGTGAGAAGCATGAGTTTTACGGATTAGATAATACGGAGACATTTTGGATAGGTGGCCAAGTTGGAGGAATAGCCAATTGCGGTGATTTTACCTTCGATATGGCTACTATTGTAACTGATATAGACAAGGAAGCTCCCGAAGAAGAGTTGTTGAAGTGGTACGATTATACTATTGAAGCTAGTGAGTTCAATTTGCTTATTCCAAACTTCGATCATTGGCTTATAGGGTGTCCAAGAACACCAAGTAAATGGTTCGAGAATATGCGAGCAAAGCGCAAGGAATTTGAGGACTTGTTGAAACAAGAAAATGAAAGGTTGAAAAATGGAAAGAAGTAATCTTTTTAATCATTTGTTGAGGATATTTGATGAAGGTCTCAGTATGAATACTACCGAACTAGAATTCGGTACACTTGAAGTAACTGTAGAGAATCGAAGCCAAGACAAGAAAATCACATTCTTAGCAAAGGGCATGGAGGATGCCAAGCAGAAAGCCATGGAATGGCAGGTCGGACAAATGCTCTTGAATTGCGATGATTTCGAGGAGATTGTTATGTTCTTGGCTCAAAGAAAGAAACTTAAAAAGGAAATGTCAAATGGATAAGAATTTTAGAAGTTGTTTTTGTTGCGTCCATTTCTTGGAAATACAAATTACAAGTATAGGAAATGTTTTGAAATGCAAGAAAGGTAGCACTACGAAAGTACAAGGGAAGAGAGTGACAGAAATTGCTGCAAGGTGCAAAAACTACAAAGCGTGTGGCACACGTTAAAGAACATGGTAAGACGAATTTAAGGATACAGGTGATAGTAGCAAGAGTGTTTGAGAAAGAGAAAAATGTAAAAACTTTAAAATAAATGGTAGAAATCATATTAGATAATTAAAATACATTAATAAAATAAAGAAACACATTAAAACGCTTGCATGTTTCAAATATTCTTTGTATCTTTGCATTGTAATTAAGAAATAAAGGTTATTAATTTGAAAAGGTGAGACACACCATAAAAACTGGTGATAATGACAAAGAAAGAAATTTTAAAACAATGGCTTGATGAGCCGAAAGTGAAATATTGTGGCAGTTCAAATTTTACGTTAGGTTATGGTGATGGCTGGGATTGGGTTAAAGATACTCTACGACCAGCTATCACGAAGAATGCGATGTTCCTCAGATTCTTGGAGCATGGTTTCTGTGAGATAGAAGAATTTCTGAAATCCAAGTCCGAGAAACCGAGCGAAGAGGATTGTACCTTGTATTCTGTTGGATACAAAGATGGAGTCACTGATGCCATGATAGCAATAAAGAACAGATTTGAAATATTTAAATAGGAGGTTTTGATGGATTTAGGAAAGGCGATTAAGACAATTAGGGTAAGCAAGGGCTTGACCCAACGACAACTGAGTAAGGCTATCGGTTGTAGCGAGACAAACATGTTGTTTATGGAGACAGGAAGAACGTTTCCACGTAAGAGTAAGATTGATGCAATATGCAAGGTATTGGAGATTCCGATGTCATATTTGTTGATGTTCTCTATTACACCGGATGATATTCCGGAAGATAAGCAGAGTTTGTATACAAGCATCGTTGAGCCGATGCGTAACGAATTTATTAGGGAGTTGTTGCGATGAAGAAAGGCTATTATTTTGTGGCTAAGTATGTCAAGAATGGCATAACACGAATATGTACAGGTACACAAGAGACGATTGAAGGCTATTTTGATTTCGTCAGTGCTGGAAATTTTATAGCAAAGGAACATAATGTTGATTTCAAGGACGTAATTGTAACTTTTTGGTCAGAGATTAATTCAGTAATGTTGGATAAATATAAGAAAACATTAGGAGAGCAGAATAATGGTTGAATTCGAGTACGAAGGAAATATCATTTGGAAAAATTACGACTTTCATTTTATGCCTTGTGTAGGAGATAAAGTTGTGATTAACAACCTTACATATAAGATTAAGTCTCGTGTGTTCAAGTGTGATGGGAAGATAGTTAAAGTGGTTTTAAAAAAGGTAGATAATGAAATTACGAATAGTTAAACATGTTTGTGCCGATGGAGTAGAAAGAGGTATCTTGGAGTACCGCAACCATTGGTGGGAGAAGTGGAAGCCATTGCATCAGGAAGGCAAGCTGGCTTATGTTTCATATATGGGAACGAAACCATATAAGTCATTGCAGGAAGAGTGCTTTGATGTACTTGGATTGAATGAAGAACAGATAAAGGTGCGTGAACAGATGTCCCGTTATATCTTGGATGCAGAAGAGGTATATGTTGGTGCTAGAATAGGCAACGAATATCATATCGGCTATGATGTTGATAATGATGAGAGTCTTGAAACGCTTAGAAATTTGGAGGAATAGTTATGATCGGAAAGATTTTTTCGGTTAATACCGATATTGTATATCGTAGAGAGGAGAGTTTGAATCTCTTCGAAGGCAAGAAAAAACTTGATAAGGTGGTTTCCGGTCGGGTGTTCAAGGAACAAATCAAGTTGCTTGGTTTTACCATCAGGACAAAGTATTTCTATCAGATTTGCTGCCCACAAGTCAATATGAATGATACCCATGAGGTTTGCACATTGTATAGGGTTGAGGATTTGGTGAGAAAAGAGTGCTATAACAAGGTTGTTGAATATTCTATTAGAAAACATCATGCCTAGTGTTAATTGTTTCAGAAGAGTCTTGTTGAACGTAGGTGGCAAGAAGATAATTATCAGTGTGCCGCATGGAATGACCGAAACCGAAGTAAACAAGGTTATGATTGTTACTAGAGGTTATCTTCAGCAATATGTCTATGTTGAAATGGTGTTGGCAGAGTGCTTCATGCAGAAAATCGAAAAGAGTATTCTGAAGAAGAAATGCGTTAGGTTTGAAGTGAAGAAGAAGTGGGTGGACTGCAAGAAGAACCTTCGCAAGGCGATTAAGTATTATGACGCTTATGTTCCTAATGCAGATTTCAATAACGAATTCGCAATGACGTTCTATGACAAGATTAGTGAAGACTTGTACAAGTTGCGAGATAAGCTTGCGGTGAGGTTACAGAACTTAGGGATTGGTGAAAAATCGGGAGTTTATGCGAATGCAATCATCCTGTACAATCTGACCAACCTTTGTTTGGGAACTTACGAGAATATCATCCGTAAGCTGTATGAAGATTTGCATGTTAACTTAATGCAAGCGTTCAAGGATTTTGCTCCTATCTTGGCCTTTGAAAATTCTTATGACTTCATGGCATTGGTGATGGATAAGGATTTCAAAAGATTGGCTGACCATTTGATGACTAAAGAGATTCTTTCTTATTTCGATAAGGTGAGAAACGGTGTCTTCAACGAACAGACTTTGAATGCAGCCGCTGTAAATGCGACAGAAGACTTGAAAGACGATGAGAAGGATTTGCAGAAAACTTATATCGGAATTAGTGACTTTATGAAGAGTGACTATCCTTTGGAGAGTGTGACATCTAAGAAAGCAAGCTAATGAAAATCGAACCAAGTGAGTTCTTGCCTATAGGTAATGAATTTCAGAAAATCTTCGGAATAAGCTTTGGAAAATTCATTGATATGCGGTTTCTTTTAGCGAGAAAAGAGTTAGTCTTCAATCTGCTGAAGTTCACAGATTGGCTTGAAGAGTGCTATCCGGATGAGTGTTCCATTGATGGAGTGAGTTATAATACTGTTGTCGAGCGAAAGTTTGGTAAGCGAGGTGTTAAAATGATAAAAAAGCTATTGAAATGAAATACCCACGTGTCAAAGCCGTGTGATGCCCAGCGTGGGGGCGGGATTGTAAACTTAGGAGTCACACGGCTTTATTTTGAAGTTTCATAACTACAAATAGCCTATCGCTAATGGTTGTTCCCTTGGGCAGGGAGATAGTTAATACCGCATCGTAAGATGTGAACACTTAAAATTTGCCGACAACCATTGGCACTTTAATTATAAAACAGGTGAAAGTTCTTGCCGATTTCCTTGCATATATGAAAGAAATTTCGTATCTTTGCAAGTGAATTTCGGTGAGACACACCTTTCAAAAACTGGTTAAAATTTAAGAATATGATTTCATACAAGTACAAGCTATATCGGACGAAGAAGACGAAGCATTTGGATAAGATGCTCCGTGAGGCTTGCTATGTTTGGAATCACGCTCTTGCCTTGCAGAAGAGATACTATAAGCTGTATCACAAGTACATTCCAAGATTTACTATGTATAAGCATTTCTCTAAGTGTTATAAACCAACATTGCTTAATTGTCAAACAGTTAGGGAGGTGTTGGATAGATTGGATATATCTTACAAGCGTTTCTTCAAGCATGATGCGAAGCGTCCACCAAAATTTAAGAAAGCAATAGAATTTGGTTCATTTGCCTTTCAACAAAATGGCTATTCCCTTAGTGGAAACGAGTTTGTGATAAACAAGATAAAGAAGTCATTTAAGTTCTCTCTGAGCCGTCCCTACGATGGCAAGGTCAAGAGGGTGTCGGTCAAGCGAAACAAGTTGGGCGAGTACTTTATCGTCCTTTGCTTAGACAAGCAAGCCGAGTCTTACGGAAAGTCACATGATGGTGCATCCGTGGGCATCGACTTTGGATTGAAGAAGTACATGACTTTGAGCGATGGGCGTGAGATTGATAATCCTCAGTTCCTTAAAACTGACTTGTTGGAGCTTAGACGCAGGTCTCGCAACCTCTCGAAGTGCAAGAAGGGCAGCAATAACCGCAAGCGCAAGAAGCTGGAATTGGAGCGATTGTATCGGGATATTGTGAACAAGCGTTCCGATTTCCAGTGGAAGATGGCGCATGAGTTGTGCAAGCGTTATGACTTGATTTGCTTGGAGGATTTGAACTTGGAGGGAATGAAGCGTAATTGGGGACGCAAGATGTCTGACTTGGCTCATGGCGATTTCGTTGTGAAGTTGGAACACGTTGCGAAAAAATATGGCGTTCAGGTTCATAAGATTGACCGATTCTTCCCTTCGAGCCGCCTTTGTACTTGTGGTTATAAGAATGATAAGCTGTCATTGAGTGATAGGGTTTGGACTTGTCCTATTTGTGGTGCAGTTCATCCTAGAGACCTCTTTGCAGCTGAGAATATACTTCGGCAGGGCATTGCCGAATTGGGTAGTGGTAGTAAGCCGTCCGAGCAATCGCAAGGGTGCAGCCACGTTAGTCACCCAACAATTCCTTGCAAGTAGCGAGGGAGTATGTCAAACCAGGTCACTGGGGAGGTGTTGACACCAACAAGGGTTTAAATCCCTTGTCATCCACTAATTTTAAAAGGTTAAATTATGAATGAGTATTGTGAGAATTTGATTTCAAATGGAGTTCCTAGCTGGATAGTAGAGGAGGCTTATAAATTTACAATTGAGCCTTTGAAATCAACAGAAGGCTTGGTAGGAATTGATAAGGAAAATAGTGAGCTATATAGAAATGTCATTATCGCAGCCTACATTGAGGGTGCTAGTGCTACATTGGTAAAAGTGCAAAGATATTATGGCGGTGAGGAACATAGTTAGACAATGGAACGAGGCAACAGAAGGATATTCGTACCGCTTTAAAGGTGGAGATATTTTCCTCCGGTTGGTTAAGGCTGAAGGCAGTTATGAATTGCGTAACCCTATAGGTTATGGTGTTCAAGTAGTCAAATGCAAAGACTTGGATGAAGCAGATACAAAAGCCAAGGAAGTGCTAGAAGCGTTTTTTGAAGACAAAGTAAACATAAAAGTTATTTGATTATGGACTTAGAAATGTTGATTGATAAGATAGACTTTAGTCAAGGTGCAAGGCAGATAGCCAAGCAAGCCTTGGAGTTGGGAATGAAATATCAAAAGGAAGGTGCTTGGCATTCGGTTGAAGAATTGCCGGAGTACAACAGACGCATTGTCGGTCTGACTAAGGTTCGTAAGCGTTTCAAGCATCTGAATTTCTTAGGCGAGGAATGGTGGAATAGGTTCACGAAATCAAACGCCATCTATAAATGGGCTTATGTGGATGATTTGATATGATAGTAATCGTAGAAATCCATAATGCTATTTTGTTTTAAAGGTTTGCCCCATCACTATATATAATAATGTAGTGGTGGGGATTTTTGTGTTAACGTCAGCAAATTGTCGGTGTTATATGTTACGATATATTAAATAATAAAAGAAACACATTAAAAAGTTTGCATATTTCGGATATTCTTTGTATCTTTGCATTGTAATTAAGAAACAAGGTTACTAATTTTAAAAAGGTGAGACACACCACAAAAACTGTAAGAAGAAAGTGGAAAAGAATAATGTTTATGTAGAGGTGTTGGCAAAGATTGCCAGCCTCATGGGTAGAACAAAGGAGTCTATCCAGATGTCGTCTTCAAATACTCATACGAGTATTACGATGTTTGCCGAAAATAATAGCAAGATTATTGGAAATTGGTATTTTGATGCTTCCGATAGCAAGGAGTTGGTGGATGCTACCTTCAATGGTCTGAAGGCTTTGGTTGAGTCTCTTGAGCACAATAAGAGCAATGACGGACAAGCAGCGTAAGTACATAGAAAGTCTTATCAAGAAAGTGTTTCGTAATGCAGATTCGCAGAGCGAAATACTTTCCAGATTGGATAGGGTTAAGATTTCAAGCCATCAAGCTTCAGTAATGATACATGCATTGAAGTTAGAGTGCAATATCGGTCGCTCCGTTCCGGCATATATGTTAATGGCAAACAATCTAAATTCAAAAATGGATGAGTTCTTTAGTATATTAGGGTACGATGAATGACGTATTCTTCAAGAAGAAAAGAAGTTGATATGAAAAAGGTAATTATGATAATAGCCGTTGCCGCCATTTTGGTAGGTTGCAAAGGTAAGGGTACAAGAGTCCAAATCTCGGATTCTGTTGACAAATTCAAGGTCGAGAAATTGTTTGTTGTAGATAGTATAACAGTGTACAAGTTTTATGACAATGGAAATGCTATCTATTTCACTAACCGGAAAGGTAGGGTAGATGCGACCCATTCCGAGTACAATCCGGTTACTCACACATACAATGACGAGGTTAACGAAACTTTATGTGAAGGAGACTGAAAAATGGAAAAGAGATTAACTAAGGAAGAGTTCCTTAAGGACTTATGGCATCCTGCTAGCGAAATGCCTGATAAAAATAGAACATGTTTGGTAAGAGTTGTTTATCATCCTAAACATGGGATGTTTCAAGATGAAGAAAGAATAGAACAATCATCTTTTCACGATTTTGGATGGTATGATTACGATTTCAAATATATTGGAACTAATTATGATATTATTAGCTGGCTCTATATTAGTGATTTACTTCCAAAGGAAGGAGGTGAACAATGACTAAATGGTACTCTGTAAAAGAAGCTCCAAACTACGAAGAATGGATTCTTACAGAATGGTATGATGGAGACGATGGAGGTCTTAAGTACGAAGCTGATTATCTTTACTCTTTTGTTTATTGGAAAGATTATGTTAGGGAGAAACAACATCACAAAGTGGTGTTATATTAAAAATATAAAAGATTAGGTATATGAAAGTACTTAAGAAGATTTTTGGTGAGCATGTTTTCGATAATCGAAATAAAGGCTTGTAGTGTTAGTCCGAATTTAAAGAGGAGGTTTGATTATGAAATTATCTGAAATAGAATTAGATTTTTTGTATGAGAAATCTGCCGAGTTGTTTAGAGATAAAGTAAAACAACGAGGGGAAGATTATGAACATGATAATAGATGCGCTTGCCCTGAAGCAGTTCGCAGAACTCATCTACGAACTCTTGCAAGAGAATCTATAGAAGATGTTAAGATTTTAATTGAAGAACTACGTAATAATGGTTATGAAGCTTAATAAAATGGTTTTTGACGATAAGAAAATAGAAGCTGCTGCTAATAAGCATATTGAGACAGAGTATGCTAGATACAATAGTGGCGAGGTTGAGGAAGAAATGATTTGTCTTAGGGGCAAAGATAGCTTCAAGGCTGGCGCTAAGTGGGCTATCAATGAGTTGATGAAGAATTTATGGCATCCAAATACAAAAGAGCCAGATAAGAGCAAGAGCGATATTATTACACTTGGTTTTGATAACGATGCTTATCTACAATTTAAAGAATCCATTCTTTGGAATGAGGAATCTTGGAGACATTCGATTAGCAGATGCCAAATCATCAAGTGGGCTTATTTATCTGACATACTGCCAAAGCAGGAAGGAGGTGAGCAATGAAGACTTTTATTTTTGATGTTATGCTCAACGGAAGATTCATCTGCACATTAAAGTATAAATATTGTGCGCTCTTCCCGATAGATTTTGAAAAATTAGAGAAGTTCGTCCTTTTAAAGAGACCTACTTTGAAAGGCAAGGATTTTAGAATTGCGTTTTGATTATGTATTTTGAATATAGAATAGTCAAGATTGAGAAAGGTTTGTTTCTCATCGAGTATAAGACCGCTCCTTATGGAGTTTGGCATGAAGTAGATAAAAAGTTCAAAACTAAGCCAAAGGCAGAAGCTTGGGCTAGAAAGAACTTAGTTTAATGAAGTAAAGCGTATGAATGGATTGTTATCAATGATTGGTATGCAAACTGAATTGGAATACCAAATGGGTGATGATTTTCCTTTTGGTTCTCCACGTATTAGATTTAATGTTCCGAAAGGCAACATTCCATCCGATAAGCAGAAGTGCCAACCAAAGGCGCAGCATGAGTTTACCATCAAAGGTATTAAGATTATGGCAGCTTCAAAGAAAGATGCTATAAAGAAGTTTAATCATCGTAAAAAGTAAAGAGATATGTTGTACGAAGCAAAACAGGGAAGTAAGGCTTACGAATACATTAAGAGTATTCTCGATGAAGAAGAAAAAGAGCGTCAAGCCTACTTGAAAAGAGTGGAAGAAGCCATAGGCTTCAAATTTGAAAAATATCAGGGCTATCAGCCTAACAGAACTATCACAAGAGTACACGAGATTACTGCTATATTGCTTCTTTCTGAGCGTTACGATACGCTAGATAAGAAGGTGTGGAAGAAGATAGACGGTGTAAAATTGGAGGACGGTTACTATGTAGCTATTGCGCCTAACAAGCGTAGTAAGCAAGGTAAGGCAATAGCCTCCGTTCTTCTCTCCTATAAATCAGTTTCCAACCATTTCAAGATAATGAAGGAACTGAATATAGAAGTCTCTCAAGCTAGCCGTTTCTCTATTACTCAGCTCCTCCGTCACAAAGACCGCATTTTCGTTTACTTTGATGATAGCATCAGAGCAGAAAAGCAAAATCCAGACTTTGAAGAAATCACGATAGGAGAGTATGAGGATTTCATTAATAGCAAAGATTAAAGCGTATGGAACAGAAGTTTATTAATGGTGATGTTGTCATGTATGACAACAAAGTAATGGTTGTAAAAGAGCCGAGAGACGGAAGCCACTTTGACTTGTCTTGCCCGAAAGAAGGATTGGTGTACTGCTTTGTTGGTGTTGATGAAATAAAGCCAATGCTCCTTACATCTGCCATTCTTCTTAAGAATGGATGGAGTAAGGGACAAATATACTTTAGGCATAGTCGTATTCCAAGAATTAAACTTTGCACAGACGGCGGAGTCAGTTGGTCTGTTTCAATAAATAATGATATTATGGGAAGTTATATCAATTATGTTCATCAGTTGCAGCATATCCTATTTGCTTTTGATATTGGAGAAGAAATGGAGGTGTAGGTATGCTTATAAGTGAATTTATTCAAAAACTCCAAGACCTTTGTGATAATGAAGGTGATATGGAGATAGTGATAGTAACAGGTAACAACGGATTGGGTTCTGTACCTCATGTTAAGAAATCACGGTTTTACGACCAATTTGAAATTACAAAGTAATAACCGCCTTCGGGCATAAATAGACAGAATTATGTTTGAATGCAAAGGTAAAAGATACCCATTATTATTCATGTTAATAACGGTATTCTTATTGCCATTTATATGGATATTCATAGTTTTATTTTGGTCGCAGGATGATAGCCTTACACCGAAATTTATAAATTATATTAGATGGCAAACAACTGGTGTTGACCATCATAAAAAGTAACTAAACATCCATAACGGATATAAATAGATAGATTATGACAGAAGAACAGTACAATGAAGTTATTTCTCTTGATAAGAGATTAAATGAGTTGAAAGGAGTGTATCATATGTTAGATAACAATGACACTCATCTTTCTTATTATAAGAAAGGTTACTTAGGTGATAGAGATAGTCTTTGTAACCTTGAAGATTTGTCTCCTATAAAAGACATCTTGGCAAAGTATGAAAATATCATACGTCTTGAAGTCAAAGGAGAAATGGAGAGTATTAAGAAACAAATTAGTGAGATTTAAATTATAGAATATGGAATGGAATAAAGTATCAGAAGTAGAAATTCCTTTTGGAGAAGAGGTAATTGCCTTTAACGAAAAGTGGATTGATGAGGATTTCAATCCTAATGGAACACGAGTAGGTTTTATTCAAGACGATGGTTTCGTATCTGCAACTTGGAATAACGAAGATGATTGTTATGATACATGCTATGAAGAAGGAGATGACTACTACAAAGGTGTCTCGGGTATTCCAGGAATGGACGCATACCATAAGCAGTTTGCAAAGCCAAATATGCCAACACATTGGATGAAAATGCCTACTCATCCTTAGTAAATAACCGTCCTTATAGGACATAAATATAAGTAATATGGAACAAACTTCATTAGAAAACAAAGTTAGTAATACTTTGAAATGGCTTGCAAATGAAATTGCATGCATTCAAACATATCATTGGGATGAAGAATATAAAAAGAAAAGTCTCAATGATGCTTGGCAAAAAGTTCAAGAACAGTTTAAGAAAGATATTGATTGGAATGCTCTTACGGAAAGTCAGTGTAAGGCTTTGCATTTTAGAAGTTGGCAATCCGAAGAAGATGTTAAAGAAAGGATTTCTCTCATTCAGTCTGAATTTGAGAAGGGATACCTTACAAAGGAGGAATTTGATAAGGAGGTTGCCAATGAGAAAAATACTCTTGGACTTCGTTTGATTCCACTATACCTATATCCATCATTGCCTATAGGTATTACCCTAACGTCTATTTGTGGAGAAGAGAGAGTTTTTGATGGTTCAAATATTGACACAGACGTTAGATGTGGATGTATTGCTTGGGGTATTAAGCCGAAAAAAGATTAACGAATCATTCTCTATGAGGATATAAAATAATTTGTAATATGACAGGAAATAATGAGTATTTAGCAAATGGACATTTCGGTTTTGGAAATGTCATTCAGTTTTTGAAAGAGGGCAAAGCTTGCCGTCGTAGTGGTTGGAATGGCAAGGGCCTGTTTATCGTTAAGCAGGTTCCTTCACACATTGAAGGTGACATCATTCCTAATATGCAGTCACTTCCTCAGTCAGCTAAGAATATCTTGATGAGCCGTGAGAATCCTCATATTGACTACACCAATCAAATGTTGATTATCAATCCTGATGGTCGTGCTGATTCTTGGGTTCCTTCTTCATCTGATGTGTTTGCGGAAGATTGGGAAGTTGTAACAGATTAACTAACCACCCTTTCCTGTAAAAGGGAGAGGGTAAAAAGAATATAATTATGACTTTAATGAATTTACAGGAAGAAATTGTTTCTATGATTGCTAAGTGTGGTTCAGAAACTATTGTTGTTAGAACTGACAGCCAGAGTTGGATAAGAGATATAAAATGCCTAAAGCACGCTAATATAGATGGTAGCGAAATGGTAATCATTAATTGAGGAGGAATAGTTATGGCACAAGAAGGATGGATATGCCCTAGATGTGGAAAGGTAAACGCACCTTGGGTAATGCAATGTTCCTGTAATAGGAACACTCAAATATTACCTAAAGTTGGTGCTCCTTACTATGATGGAGACCAAGCAACGTGTAATACAAAGGAGGATAAGCAATGAGTAAAGAAAAAGCGATAATTCATATTAATAATGTTTCCAAGATGATTGGCTCAAAAAGAATAAAGTTGAGTGAAGGCACTATAATACATATTCAAAATGAGTTAGTCTTGGCACTTAAAGAGTTGGAGGATAGAATATGATAAGAGAAGAAGTAGAAAGGAATATAGAAAAATGGCGAGAAATCTCCAGACCTTTTATAGATAAAATGGTCAAATTAAATGTAAGACGCGATGAGTTACTTCGAGAAATGGAACAACTTCAAGAAGACTGTATTAAAGCCTTGCCTGTTAGAATCGGAGATAAAATTATGGATGAAGATGGGCGTGTGGGTTGGCTTTCCAAAATAGTTCCTTATCGTTCACCATCGGAAAGGTTTATGAGATCAACATTACAATTGACTCTCTTCTTCCATATGGAGAAAAAAGATGGTACTCGTGACACTCATGAGGTTTATGTTCATGGTCTCCCAATCAAACTATAACTAATATGACAAGAGAAGAATTACAAAATAAACATGGCGATGCTATCTGTGAGTATTGCAACAAGAACATTATTTCAGAATATAACATCGGCATAGGTTGGCTTTGCGAAGGTCAGTATTGCGAGGAAGCACAAGATGGCTACGCAGCAGAAAATAACATAGAGTTGGAGGATTGATTATGATACAAAAACAGACATGGAAGGATGAAATCAGAATTTTAATAACTGATGAAGAAAATCATGGCTCTGTTCAAATATCCATTCCATTATATGTTAGTGATATTTTCGGCAAGGCTGATGCTCTAATATACGCTCTTTGGGTTGATGTTGTTTATAGAAGAAATGGTGTTGCACAACGCCTGTTACAACTCGCAGAACAACAGGCTAAGTTAAATGGGGTGAAGACAATCGGATTGGAATTTGATAAAGATGAATCTGATAGATTTGTTCTAGATTGGTATCTCCGTAGTGGTTATAAATCATTTGATAAGAAAAGTAATTTATTAATTTAAAAAATATAGTATTAGTTATGTCATGGTTAGCAGTAGATAAAGGTGGCTGTGAACATATTTTTGCAGAAAAACCTTGCAGAAATGAAAGTAATACATTATGGATTTGCTCTGTCTTATATTTATATGGGCAGAGGTACGCAAATACCGGTTGCTGTTACCTTCCTAAAGGAAGCATTAAGAAGCTCATCGGAAAAGAATTGTCTTGGAAAGATGAGCCTGTCGAACTTAAAGAAGATTGATATGGAATGGGATGTTAAATTTGTACTAGCAAAGCTTTTGAATGATATGAAGTATAAAGAAGCCGTAGAGTTAATAAATGCCCACAATGATAATGTTGATGCTCAGGATGTAGATATTTTTATATCAGGATTTAGCTTAGTATACGCAGAGCTTCTTAATCCAATATCACCAATATTGGAGAGATACCTTTCTTCTAGTGCCATTTCTTGGCAAGGAAGAATGAGAATAGCTTTAGCTATACAGCAATGCAAGAAACTTAAAAAGAATAATTATGGTAAGAGAATTTGAAGTAAGTATTAGAGTTACTATTGATTCTAAGTGCAAAGATAGTGACGATGATATTATAGAAGCACTTATGGAAGGAGCGGATAAGTATTTCTATCCATATTGTTGTAGTAATGAACATATAGAGCATACTAATAGTACTGCTCATAAAGTTAAATAAAAATGAGAAGTATGCACGAAAAAATTATAGGAGCAGGAGTAGCTAACTTATTTATTGAGCGAATGAAGTTAGAAGGATGGTTGCCCATTAAAGAGTATTTCAAGATGGAAAAACTTGGAATTGAGCTTGATTGGGTATTGGTTCTTACTATGGAGAATGATGGATTTATCGCAATACCAATGGTAGCAGAATATCGTGTTCCACATAAAGATAGTGGGCGAAAATCTGGTTGGTATAAAGATGAGATTGATAATCCAAATAGGAGAATTGACGATTGGACTAATGTCATCATGTTCAAACTTTTAGATAAGCCTAATATTGACGGAATAAGGGATTCTATTCTTGACAAATATAAAGAGGCCGAAGGTATTACAGATACTCATGCTTATAATTTGTCTTTCAATGAGACGGTTGTTAAACAATGTAAGGGGATTAAATGATTATAGCTTATGAAATTAGAAGACATCAAGTTCAAGGCTAAACGTCTTGACAATAACACTTGGGTAGAAGGTTACTTCTATGTTGAATGTGGTAACACTTACATCATCGAGGATAGGCAGAGTGAATCAATGCTTAATAGAAATGATGCACATCAGGTTGACCCTTCTACAGTCTGTATGTCCACAGGGCTGACAGATTGCAAAGGTAATGAGGTTTGGGAAGGTGACATGCTTTCAAATGTTACCAATGATAGTCCTGACGGAATAGTAGTGTTTAAATATGGCGCATTTTGTTTGCTCGCTAAGAATGGTCGCGACTTTTGCGTTGCACTAACATACCTTATGAGTGAGAAAGATTCATTAAATAGATTTAAGGTTATTGGCAATAAATACGATAAAAAGAAGTAGCGTATGATAAAAAAGATATTAGAAAAAGTAGTTCAAAGACTGAATGCTTTAGCCACAAAGCTTTTTAAGGAAGAGACTTATCCTTATCCTCCTCTTTCAAGAAGAGAACGAAGAAAGTTTGAACGTGACAACATAAAAGCTGAGAAGAATATAGCGTTATGTCGTAGATGTATGAAGAACGCTCCTAGTTGGTGGTGTCCAGGAGAACGTTGCTATTTCTTCCCTTATCGAAGACACGTATTATTAGGAGATAAAAATAAGTAGCATATGGAAATTGTAATTTTATATATAAGTGTTAGTCTTATTTATATATTACTTGCTTGCTTAGATGGAGAGGATGTTAAGCCAAAATGGAAACAATGGTTAGCTGATAAACTAGGTATCAAACCAAAGATAGAGGTTAGATATATAAAGCCACAAGTTATTAAGCTTCATTCAAGTGTTACAATGTCAAACTTTGAAATGCAATACTATTGCCGTGACAAATCTGGCATGGAGCAATTGAAGAGAAGAGCAATAGAATGTGTGTATGATGGCATTCTTAGGGAAATGAAGGCAAATGGATTGGTTTCCATTTCGCAATATAAAGACATCTATACAAATAGCACAATTTATGAGGGGACATGTAGTATTTATAAAAACAAGTAGTATATGAAGATAAGACAAGCTAAGAAAATCTTGAATATGATGGAGAGAGGAACGGACACACGTTACTTCGATTCAAAATATACATTCAAGAAAGAGAGTAGATTCATTCCTAGATTAAAGAATCTCTATCAGAAAGCAACTATCAGATGGAATAAGGTAAATATGCCGAGTGCCAACGTTAGTTTGTTTCGTTCAATTTTGAGAACTTCAAAGGAATGCAGTCGTTGTAAACATTTCAATGGTATGCTTGCAGGAAGATGTACTAAACTACATAAGTATGTTGAAAGCAGCGATTGGTGTCATGGAACGTTTTTCCATAGAAAGTGAGGTTGACATGAAAATAAGACAAGCTAAGAAGATAATGAAGCAAGTCTATAAGACTAGATATTGGGCTTATAGGCAAGGCTATTATTGTGGCAAGAAAGATGCTGGAAAGCTAGCCGGAGACCATCGTTTGTTAAAGGCTATGCGTCTTACAAAGAAGTGGGAAAGTCGCAAGATACGAAATGATGTGAATAAAATACTGGAGAAGAATCCGTTCAAACCGAGGGATCTTCAACGTAGTGCTTTAAGATTAATGAGATATGGATGTAGCAAAGCTTAATCAGGAAATTTTAGGCGTAGATTTGGAATACAAAAACGTCTATATTGATGCGGAGAACACAAGAATGATACGTGCCAAATTACCTTATGGGTATTGCGATTTGGTTCGCACAGATGTGTGGAATGGTCGTGTGAATCATCCGGAAGAGCATGATATTGTAAAATATACGGCAATCTCTTGGTATATGGAAGAATTTGTCGGTGGAGTTGATTTAGGTCGCAACTATATGCATGCTAAATATAAGTTCTTCGAGTTGGTTGTGAATAAAAAATATATTTTGGAAATGAAACATAAGAAAAATGAAAATGCTAGATAATAAGTTAATCATAGATATTCCTAAAGGAATGGAAGTGGATATTGAAAAAAGTGACTTGAAAGCGGGCATTATAGCATTCAAGAAGAGACCCTTCAGCTATGAGGATGTTATATCTACTTTAATAGACCGTGGTCTTAGTCCTGTCGTTGCTAATGTTACTAATAGTAATGTAGAGAAAATTGTTGCATTGGATAAGTTAATGGATATAGCTAAGTGTTATAATGGAGATTGGAAACCGGATTGGAATTCTAAAGAATGCAAGCATAATATCATGCGAACCAGCGAATACGGTATTACTTCTAGTAGTGATTATAACGAAGGTGCTATTTACTTCAAGAACAAAGAAGATGCCCAAGCCGTTATTGATAATCCGAATTTCAGAAGCATTCTTGATGCAATCTATAAGGACTAAGGCTTATGAAGGAAATGTTCTTTAAAAGTGTAAAGTTCCGTGAAGTTCAGCATTTGGCATTCTCGGATGAATATATAACTGCATACGTATCGGTGAACCATGTTCCTAAGATACACCTAAGTGTAAATACACCTCGTGATGAATATGGGTTTGCGAAAGGTAAATCAAAGCGTTACTTTAGAGTGGGGTTTGGAAAATGGCTCACCGAACGAGCGTTTGTGAAGAAATATTTTAGTGAAGAATAAATGAATATAAAAAAGTCAGATATGGGAAATAAGATTAATGTAGCGGAAATCCTAAAGGATAAGCCGCAAGGAACTAAGTTGTACGACTTATTACGCAATATAGACGTAGAGTTAGATAAAGTCCACACAACAGACGTTGGTACTTATATAGAATGTACATCAACTAATGAAGTAGGCAGTACTCTTTTGTTTGATTATTCAAAACTAGGTACAGAAAAATGCTGGCTTGAAGGCTTACGGATTCTCCTTCCTTCTAAGAATATGCGTGACTGGGGCAAATTCGCATGGAAGAAGGGCGATGTGCTTATCAATAGTTGTGGATTTCAGTGCATTTTCAAAGAATGGGCATCTGATGATTATACAAAGTTCAACGGATGCTATTCTAATAGTAGGGATGGTTACGAAGACGTATCAAATGCAGAAACAGCTAAGTTTGACAAGTTAGATAACAATATTGCCTATGGATATGTCAGAGAGATTGAAAGAAAATTAGGTGGCATACTAAACCTTGAAACTTTGGATATTGAGAAGGCTCAGCCAGAGTTCAAGGATGGTGATATACTATGTGTAATTGAAAGTTCTAACAATTATCACTATATACTTATATACGAAGGTCAAGATGATGAACATATTTATCGCTATGTAACAATGCTTGAGAATAATTCTTTAATTATAGAAAAGGGTTCTTATTTTACAAAACCAAAAGACTATTCTATGCGCTATGCCACAGAAGAAGAGAAGCAGCAGCTCTTTGACGCTCTCGCAAAGAAAGACAAGGCTTGGGATGCTGAGAAGAAAATGATTGTTGATTTGAAGAAAAAAGTCGAGCTTAAACCTTTTGATAAGGTTGTAGTAAGATGTAGCGAAGCAGATAGATGGTCTATAGATTTCTTTAGTTATAAAGCACCTAACGGATATATATGTACAGGAGACGCTTGGTTTGGATATTGTCTTCCTTACAATGAGGAGACTGCAAAGTTAATAGGTACAACTAAAAATATGGAGGTTTAAGATATGGACGAAGCTTTTAAGAAGGAACTTATAGAGCATTGTAAAAGGCAAATGCAACGCTTTGAGAGAATGGGAAGAACAGATTCTTTCGCATATAAAGAACATGCTGTTTTACTTAGTTTTCTTGAACGTCCATATTTACCTTTTTAATATAGTAATAGTTATGATAGACATAAAGAAAAAAATCCAAGCCGCCAGAGATTACGCAAGAAAAAGCTATCGTGTAATCAGAAAGGTTAGCAAAAACGGCTTTATGGTTCAAAGAGATAAAAATGCCGATAAGCATTTCTTGGATGGCATTGATTGGGCAGAGAAAGAGATATTCAAAGATTTGATTCATAATGCTAACGAAGTTCCTCAAATTGGCAGAGGAAGGATTCTTGCATACTCAAGAGACTGCGGTTATAGAAATCTTTACAACCTATACGATATGATGTACAAGACTGATTGCGGCACATATCAAGAAATGTGGGAATTAGAAGTTAAAGCTTACTATTTGGATGGTTGGATATACGCAGATGAATTGTTTGACTTAATTATCAAAGGAGGTGATAGCAAATGACCGATGCAGAATTTAATAAGTTTGTGCTTATGCTAGAGAATGAAGCGTTTCGGTTTTCGAGAAGCCAAAACGAATTTAAGGAACATCGAGTAGTGATAGAACAGTCTTTCAAGATAGGAGGGATGTTCATCCTTCGAGAGTTGGAAAAGTATTTTAATCAAAAGAAGTAAGCGTATGATATTATATGAGAATCAATGTTTTGAGCTTTTAAAAGCTTTGTGTTATAGTGTCCCACAGAATCCAAATGTCGGTAGGTTTGAGATTGCAAACGTGATACTTGACACATTACAAAAAATAAAAGATGCGGATTAACAGCTTTCGGGCACAAATTTAAAGATAATGACAAAGGAAGAAATATTGGAAAAGGCATCTGATTTTGAGGATGAAGATGAGTTTGTGAAGTGTGATAGATTGCCGTTCACTGAAGAATTGTGGCTTTTACATCAGCTAGTGTATATCGGCTTGTCTTGCACCTATACAGGTCGTGGCTATATAATTGAGAAACTTAAAGATTAGTAAAATGGAAGCGAATGATTATTTGAAGGCTATGCAAGCTATGGACGAATTGGATAGACTTGTAACTAGTGTATATCCGGATAAGTTCAAGTTGGTCTGCAAGAAGCATGGAATAGATGAATGCGAGGCGATGAACATGTATTCGTACTTGCAAAAGATGCAAAAAGGTCAGTCTTGGTTAGTTAGATACAAGCCATTGGAATATCTAGAGCGTGTATTAACACTAGCCAAAGAAGCTTATGCGTCTTACATGAACAACGGCTTGATTCTAAGTATGGTCAATTTTGGTGATAAGTACACAAGAATACTTGTAATCTTTGAGAAAGATGGCGTGAGAAGCCAACAGGAATTTGACCTTAGAGAGCAAAGAACATATGTTGATATAGCGGACTTTATTGGAAATGGTTACTCCATCGTATCTGTTATCCGTCAGTCTGACAATGTTGACAGCGAAAAGTTTGTTGGAGAAAAGGATGAGCGAAGTCATAGTATTCCTATTTACGATGGTGATGTAATGCTTTGTTACGTGAATAAACCGGAATTTTGGAGTTCCGATTGGCGTAATAGCGGACTTTATATTTGTGAGAGTGGCTCATATCATAGATTGCTATACACCCCGAATAAGGGATATGTAAGACACGGAGAGCCTGATGTAGATGAAGACTTCACCCTTGATATTGAGGAAGAATCCTTCAGTAGTTATGTTATGACTTTAGACCAGTCTTGGTATAAGTTGGGTAATATTCATGCAGGTATAGGCTTTTTGAAGGAGAAGGAATAGAAGAGTAAAAGGAGAGGAATATCATTTCCCCTCCTTTGTCCTAATCTCCAGCTCGATAGGCTTGCCGCAATGAGGGCAAACAAATGTTGGCTTAGATGGCTCGATTTCGTCTTTGAAGAAGTCTCCAACCTTACACCCTAATACATCGGCAATACGCTGTAATGTCCTCATCGTAGGGTTACGGCTGAGGTTTTGGGTAAAAGTAACTCTTGATATACCCATTTCTTTAGCTACCTGTTCGATAGTAAAGCCCTTTTCTTTAATTATTGATTTAACGTCCATATTTATAATATAATAATGTATGATTGAATTTCGACTGCAAAGATAAGAAAGTTTTTTGAAACTACCAAATTTTTCTCTTGTATTGATTGAATTAAATCATACAATGTGAAGTTCTGTTAAGAAAAAGGTCATACATACATAGTTATGTTAAAAGATGATTAAAATCATTCGTTTTCTTGCAAACAATTTGGTTTGTATGATTTTATTTTGTATCTTTGCAATGTCTTTAAGAGATAAAGGCTTTAAAGTTTAACTATTAATTGCTGTTATGCAGCCGAGTCGGCACTCGTAAAACGGTATAGTGATTATGGCTACTACATTAAGAAATACATTGAGTGAGGTAATGAAGCTTGCTTGGCAGTTCATCAAGAAGAATGGCTACACAATGAGCGAGGCTTTAAAGGTCGCTTGGATGAACATCAAGCTGAAGGGTCAGATGAAGAAGCGCATCGTGAAGTTCTACTTTCAGAAGGTTGATGGCAGCTTGCGTGAGGCATTCGGCACATTGAGCGAGAAGGTTATCCCAGCTACACAGGGTGCAGGTCGCAAGATGAATGACACTTGCCAAGTGTACTTTGATACCGAGAAAGAAGAATGGCGTTGCTTCAAGAAGGCAAACCTTATGAGAGTTGCATAACAGATTTCTAACGATTTAAAAAGAAACTAGATATGAGCGCAAAGATTATCGTGATGCAAGGCAACATGGTTGCAACCATCGAAGAGACGAACAAGGACGCATTTATCAAGCGTGGTGAGTATAAAGAGACCGATCTGGACAGACATAAGCGTGAGGTCGATTTCTTGATTACAAGCATCGCTAACCGCTACGAAGTGACATTCAATCACAAGGTTGAGCTGAAGGAAAGCCGAAGCATTAAGAAAAGCGAATATTTCGATAACATCTACTACGTTACCGAGAACGCATTGAACAAGCTGAAAAAGCAATACTCATACGAGTGTGACTTGTAATAGATTTCGTGAGGCACACGCTAAACTGCACCGGACTTTGAATATTAAACATTAAGAGATATGAATAAGAATTTGATGGATGCTCTTTACGTTAAGCATGATGGCAAGATTGGCGTTTTAAGCTCAGATGAACGCAAGGTGGTATCACAAGTTATCGGCACGGATTTGACGATAGTGTACGACAAGAATGAGTGCAATACGTACCTTTTAATACCACTAACCCGAAACCATAAGTTCGAATGCAAAAGTAGCCACATTATCGTGGATGGCAAGCGGTTCGATTCGGACATCTTCTTCCGCAAGGATGCTTGCCAATGGATTGAGATTGACAAAGAAACGTTATCTAAGGTAGCATAATAAATAAGGAGGTTTAAGCGATGAAAGTATATGTAGTAATTTCTTCATACCAACATGGGTTGGGTGAAGCAGTGGAGGTTGATGCAGAAGTCTTCTCTACCATAGATAAGGCAAGAAAAGCGATAGAACACAAAGGGATGAACACTTTGGAGAATTACAAGCGAGTTTTAAATTGCGATGATTATCTATACAATATCTCAGATTCTTTCTTCCATATCTCAGACAGCGAAGGAGAAACGTGGGACAATTTTGACATCGTAGAACAAGAATTAAAATAATAAAGCTATGAAGATTGATTTTATCAAAAATGTTATAGAAGTTGCGAAGAAGTGTGGTTGCCTTGTGACAATTACACTTGTAAATGGGCAGGTATCTCATGTAAATTTTAGTAAGCATATAAAGAAGTTTACTACTACAGATGATGTTATCTACAACGAAGAGGAACATATTGTGACAATAATTGATACGGATGGAAGTTGTGACTACATTGATAGCGATTCCATCATTCGCATATTTAGTAAAAAAGGTGTTTAACAATTGATTAGATAAGAATATGGATGCAGGTCATGTGAATGTGATATTGGGCGAAGCCGAGAATAAAGGTCTTAGAGGAAATATCAACTTGGTAGGTGGAGCAAAGATAAGTTTCGACTTCAATAGTGTTGGTGGTGAAACTTCTTTCAATTGCAACACAAAGAACAGAACACTTACGATAGGGAGTGGAAATACTGTAGTATTCACACGTAAATACATAGATTGCAACTCTATCCAGTATATTGAGATAGTTGAGCGTTAAAACTAATAATAGGAGACAAGAATATGGATGTAAATAACGCAGGTCAGCACGATGGATGTGCTAAAACCGGATTGGGACAGAATTAGAAAGAAAAGGCGGAAGAGGATTTAACCTCTTACCGTCTTTAGAATGCAAGCTATTTCAAGATTATTTTAAGAAAACATGAAAATAAATTAGAGTTTTCTTGCATTTTTCAAAGGTTTTTGCTACCTTTGCAGATGTAAACAATAAAACAATGAGCTTATGAAAGTATTATCAATTCGCCAGCCGTATGCTTGGTTAATCGCTATCGGCTGCAAGACCATTGAAAACAGAACCTGGAATAGAAAGTTCCGTGGTCGTTTCCTTATTCATGCTAGCCAAGCCAAACCCGAAAAACTTGACGGATGGCAGGAGAGCGCAATGAAGAAATATTGCCAAGAGCATGGTATTGTTATTCCGGACTTCAAAGACTTGCCAACGTCAGCCATTATCGGCAGCGTAGAGTTGGATGATATTCAATTCCATGAGGCTTATCCGGATGCGTTTGCTGAAGATTTCCAATATCATTGGTTCTTGAAGAATGCTAAATTGTTCGATGAGCCGATTAGAAACGTCAAAGGCAAGTTGTTCCTCTGGGATTATGAGTACAATGAAGCTGAAAAGTAAAATAACAATACTTCTGTAATAAAAATACAAGTCGTTGAAAATTAGCGCAAAAGTCTTTGTTGTTCTAAGGGTTAGATAAGATGTAAATGTAAAAATAAAGAAAGCCTCAACCTCTAACGAGATTGGGGCTTTTACAGTTGTCCTAGTGTGTCTCACCATTATTATTTCGTTCAATCAAAGGTAAGATACCTTTCTCCTTTAGGAACTCATAGAGAAAGAAACGCCCTTTTTGAGTCCATTTCGTGTTGTATTTGATGGTTTGTTTTCCATCATTGTGCGTAATGGTCACTGGCTCGCTATTCACATATCCCTTATCCAAATATTGGCGGTACAAGACCCATTGGTCAGAAACCTTGTGCTGGATACCATGCTCATGCAACAATTTGTTGAATGCTTGCGGACTCATTCCGTAATCCTGCGCCATTGATGTAATCACGCTTGTGCTCTTGTTCTTCATCATCACATCGAAGTAAGTAGTCTTAGGCTTCATCGTTGTAATCTGTGCGCTTAGTCCTACAATCTCCTGCGATGCCTTGGCAAGTTCCTCCTTCTGCTGTTTGTTTTCCAAGGTCAGTACTTGGTTCTTCTCGAACTGGTCAGCCCAAGCTCTTGCTGCTATAGCCGGATTAGTGAAATCGGGCAAAGATGGAACACTCTGCATTCTTACTTTTTTCTCAACCTCAATGAAGTACTTGCGAATCATCCTGCCTGTCTCATTGTTCTCAATCATACACAACTCCTTAGCCATATCCAAAGATAAGGCATACTCTGTAATAGTAGTAGCACCATTTTCTCGTTTAATAACTTTATTAAATGAGCAAAAGTCTTGATTTTCAACGAATCCGTACTTTTCAATACGGTTTCGAATCCAATTAGCAAACTGCTGCTTACTACCCAACTTATGGTGCAGCTCTCTTGCATTGACGGCTTGATTACCATCACGTTCTTCTACCTTGATGAGTTCAAAGCCTTCAACCTTGATTTCCTCACTCTGATTTACAAATGCTCCCAGCATGGGTGCATCATTCAAATTCTTTTCTAAATAATCTTTCATATTATTTAATAATTAATATTTAATGCTTGGCTGTGATAGAAACGGAAAGCCCCGTCCACCATATTGTGAGAGAGGATGGACAGGGCTTGTGTCAACCGTCCACTTATGTAAGGCGATGAACGGAATGACGATGCTCCACGCTTGGAGCAAATGAAAATATATTAAATATTAATTATTTCCAACTTTTGCCAGTCGTGCTCTCTCACTTCACAACCATTATTACTTTCGGCTGCAAAGTTAATGCTTTTCTTTTTAACTTGCAAACGTTTTAGTGTTTTATCTAAAACCTTAACGTTTGTTTTACTTTGGAGGACTTCTGTCCTCGCCAGCACGACCAACCATTGTGGCATGATGCTGCACATTACTTCTTCTTTCCATTGCTCACGGAATTTAATTGTTAAACATCAAAGATAATGTGCAGTTGTTCAGGTGTGCCTCACCTTATGTTATGTTACGCTACCATTGATAGCATTTCTTTAGATTGCATCTGAATCCATTGGCAAGCATCCTTGCGGAAAAAGATGTCAGAATCGAACCGCTTGCCATCCACGATAATGTGGCTACCCTTGCACTCGAACTTATGATTTCGGGTCAATGGTATCAAAAGGTACGTATTGCCCTCTTTCTTGTCGTACACAAGCGTCAAATCCGTACCGATAACCTGTGATACCGCCTTGCGCTCATCTGAGCTTAAAACACCAATCTTGCCATCATGCTCAACATAAAGAGCATCCATCAAATTCTTATTCATATCTCTTAAATGTTTAATATTCAAAGTCCGGTGCAGTTTAGCGTGTGCCTCACGAAATCTATTACAAGTCACACTCGTATGAGTATTGCTTTTTCAGCTTGTTCAATGCGTTCTCGGTAACGTAGTAGATGTTATCGAAATATTCGCTTTTCTTAATGCTTCGGCTTTCCTTCAGCTCAACCTTGTGATTGAATGTCACTTCGTAGCGGTTAGCGATGCTTGTAATCAAGAAATCGACCTCACGCTTATGTCTGTCCAGATCGGTCTCTTTATACTCACCACGCTTGACAAATGTGTCCTTGTTCGTTTCTTCGATGGTAGCAACCATATTGCCTTGCATCACGATAATCTTTGCGCTCATATCTAGTTTCTTTTTAATCGTTAATAACCTTGTTAAGCAACTCTAATCAAGTTGTAGTTCTTGAATTGTCTCCACTCACCCTTGACCTCATCCCAATACTTGGTGCAGTCCTTGCAAGCGTAACCCTTGCCATTTGGAGTGTAGTCAATGTGACTCTCCATCAAAGTGCCGAAAGCCTGACGAATCTCACCATTCATCTTCTGAAAGTAAAACTCAACGACCTGCTTCTTCATGCGAGCCTTCAGTTTGATAACCTGCCAAGCTTGCTTCAAGCATTCTGCCCAACTCATGTAAGCACCCTTAAGCTGAAATGCTCTGTGAGCCATATTCATCACTTCTCTCATCATATTCTTAAAAGTAGTAGCCATAATCACTATACCGTTTTACGAGTGCCGACTCGGCTGCATAGCAGCATCTAATAGTTAAACTTCAAAGCCTTTATCTCTTAAAGACATTGCAAAGATATAGATTTTTTTCTATACTACCAAACAAAAATATAAGTTTCTTTCTATATTTAACCTTTATTTACTATTATAGTCCGATTTCTATAATATTTTTAATTTTATAAAGATAAATCTATTAATCCTTTGTACTTTCAAATCTTTTAGCTATCTTTGCACCATAATATAATATATAATTAATTCTATAATGTTATGGATATAAAGAAAGCAATAAAAGAAAGTGGATTTACCATATCAAAGGTTGCAGAAAGGTTGGGTATCGCTCAACCATCATTAACCGCTCAACTTATAAATGGTACTATGTCTATATCGCGTGCAAAAGAGATTGCCGATATAATAGGTGTATCTCTTTCTGAGCTTGTAGCGGACGAAAACGACCAACAGGGTATTTCCTTTGTTTGCCCTCATTGTGGCAAACCGATAACTTTGCATATAGATAAGTAACCTGGGGTGTTCCTCACTATGTTCAATAATTTAAAAGTATGGGATTATGAAGAAGATATGTTTTGTATTTACTTTGGCTCTATCTGTATTGGTAAGTTGTACCTCCAAAGAAGATAAAGCGGATGCACTAGTTAAGGATAGAGGCTTTGATTGCCCACATATAGAAAAGCTAGAAGAGTTCAACTGCAATCCGGCATCATCTGTCCTTATGATGACAGCTTATAATTCCTTGTGGCAGAATGATTCCTTGATGAGAAACATGGACTTGTCAAGCAATAACATTAATTATGTTTATGGAAAGATAGTTAATCAAGAAGCCAATGCAAAGGGGTTGCTGGAAAGAGCGGATATTCTTTCCACCTCGTCTTCTGCCAAAGAAGAGTTATGTGGATATTACGCCACCATTTCACCAACTAAGATTAATGGCTCTTTTGTGGATAAAAATAGAAAATGCACTAAATATGAAGTGTTCTTTGACAAAGATATGAAAAGTATCATAGGAATACATCCAATTCGTAAATAAACGAATTAACAGGTTTAGTGTTGTAAAGTTAGTATATTGACAATTTAAATAAATGTGATTATGAAGAAAATTGCTTACGTATCCATTATTGCAGTAATTGTTGTCATTTGTGGTTACGCAATAAAGGTTGCCTCTGAAAGAGACAAGATGATAGCTGAAGAGTGGGAACAACATGAAATACGAGCTATATCCAAGGATTCCTGTATGCCAAAACGTGACTTGGTTTTAAAAAAATATTTTGGCAAAAGCTATAAGGTGATTGATAGTCAGTTTTATAACAATAAGGGTTATAATGATCAGAATGGTAGCTTTAGTGATAAAGGAACTGTAGAGGGTGTTGTGGAAGGGAAAAATGGGAAATTTTCGTATGATATGGAAGTCTCAATTCCTTATAGGAACCCTAAAGATTGGAATTTGGAATCGTTGATAGTGAAAGACTTGAAATCATGTCATTATGTATATATCGTGAGAGATGGGAAGCGGGAAGACCCAAAAGAATACGAAAAAGCAAATACTATCAGTTCTTCTAGTGAGACCGATGTGTATGTTTCGGATGAAGACCTGTATTCAATAGAGGATGCTCTTCAAAAAGAGTGGAATATTAGCAATGCTTCAAGTTCCGTAGGTGCGGAAAACTCCAATGTGTTCAAGGTGAAGAAAGAAAGCGTTAGTGGACGTGAGGTCACTGTTTCTTATTCTTTGCGCTCTACCTATAGTGGTCAGAAGAAATTTGTTGATTTGCATGGTGTTGTCAAGAAGAATAGTGATGGCTCTTGGAGTGTTGTAAACTTAGGATATTAACAATTTAAATAAATGTGATTATGAAGAAGAAAGTGATAATTGCCATCATCGTAGCTATCGTTGTGATAGGTGGCGGCATTGGTGGCTATGTGTATCATTCTAACCAAGTTAAGGCAGAAAAAATGGCTAATTACAAGAAGGCGTTGTCTGATTATCGCTTCAATAGCAACAGATTAATATATTCTTTGGATTTCGTAGTAACGGATTTTATAATCAATTGGAACTCGGCTATAACGAATAAAAAGGCTATGAACACAAAGAACGAAATCGTTCCTTGCTCCGATTTCGAGGATGCCGTTTCTTTTCGATATGCCTTCTATGATAAGTATGGCGCATATAAGATTTTAGATAGCGTATATGTCTCATTAGGAAAACATTTGGAAAAGATGCGTGTAAATGCTAATGAAGAACAGCAAAAAATCGTAGAAACCTGTAGTAATGAATACAGGGAGTTGAATAATGCTATTGTTCTTGTGAAAAAGCCTTATGGCGCATTGGTGCAATATTCTAAACAGAAAGGAGACTTATTCTTTAAACTTTATGCTTTTGATAGCGAATTGGCTAAAGTTTCTCCATTGGAAGAAGATAAGGGCGATGAGAGAACAAAAGCAATGAATATGGAATTATACGGAACGCATTTGTTTGTTACGGCAGACTTTGACAAAGAACCGCAAAAGGCAAAAAAGCAAAGTTATACGTTTAGTAACATCACTACAAATTGGATTTATTTAAAATGATGGTTCTATTTTAATATAGCGTAATCTTTAAAATAGGTTTCTAAAAAAAAATAAAGTTCAAAAGAACAAAGAAATACACTAAATAGTTTGCGTGTTTCAGAAATTATGCTTACCTTTGCAAACGAAATCAGAAATGGTTTTGTAGCTTCCATATTGCATTCTCTACATTAGCGATATTGGTAGCTACGTTTATACATAAGGCAATAGCTTTATAAGCTAGAAGTCATTAAATGAAGTGCAGTGTACAACAGAAAAGTGGTGTGAAGTGTAGTGGAGTGCGGTGAAGTCTAGTGTAGTAGGGTAAAGTGCAGTATGGTATAGTAAAGTATAGTACAGTATGGAGAGCCATCCTTTGGGGTGGCTCTTTTTGTTAATTGTGGTTAATATAACAAAAATGTTACCATAAAATTTGGTTGTATAACAAATATGTTATATCTTTGCATTGTCTTAAGGACAAAAGAGTTCTTGTAACAATGAAGAAAAGCGAATTGATTAAGAGACTGAGAGAAGCGGGATGCTTCCTGTCTCGACAAGGTTCGGGACATGAAAAATGGACTAATCCTAAAACGGGAAAGTCTCAATTCGTGCCAAGACACGCTAGAGAGGTCGCCACAGGCACCGCTCATAGTATTCTAAGAGAATTGGTTGGGGAGTAATCCCCACCTTTCTCTCTTCATTGCTTAAAGGACTCTTTTTTATTGAGAAGATAAACGAATATATATATGAAGAAGATTAAAGTTATTGTAGAACAAGCCAAGGATGGGTCTTTTTGGTGTCATACCGAAGATGGCATAGGTAAGGTTGGTTTAAACTCTTGTGGAGAAACTGTTGCCGCTGCGAAGCAAGATTTAATGGATTGTTTGGCGTTGGCAAAAGTGGATGCAAAAGAGAATGGAGAAGTGTTTCCGGACGTTGAATTTGAATACAAGTATGACTTGCAATCTTTCTTTAATTATTTCTCTTTCCTCAATGTGTCAGAGATTGCAAAACGAGCAGGTGTCAATCCTTCATTGATGCGTCAGTATAGTAAAGGCATAAAGCAAGCTGGCGAGAAAACTTATGAACGTTTGGCGCATTGCATGAATGAAATAAAAAAAGATTTGGTAGCCGCTACCTTTTAGGCGTGTGGCTTCATTGTTGCAATAGATAAAGAACTCAGAGCCTTCTGCATGTGAATGTGGAAGGCTCTTTTTTTTGTACCCAACCTTAATCTTTGCACTTAAATTTTTTGTGAAATAGCACACATTAATTCTTTCGTTATTCCTTTGAATATTAGCTAATTTTGCCAATAAAATTATAAAATATGGCAGAATTAAGATTCGATGTCAAAGCAAATTTTGAGGAGGTTACGAAACTTCGTTCCGAGTGTGAAAAGTTGAGGGCTGAGTTGTTGAAGACCAATAAGTCAACCGACCCAGCTATTGTTGCGGATTTGACGGAAAAATATGCGGATGCTAGCAATCGCTTAAAGGACTTGACACAAGCTGCTTCAAGAGCCGCTTACGTGATGTCTTCCGAGTTTAATAAGAAGATGCAAGCAGCCGCAAGGGAAGTTTATAGCTATGAACTTCAAATGCAAGCTACCAAAGACCGAATAGAGAAAATCCAACAGCAAATCACGAACAAGAGATTAACTCTAGGAGTTACAACGGATAAGTCATCCATAGATTCTTTACAGAAGAATATTGACTATTTGAAAGGCTCTTTGGCAGGTCAAACAACTCAGTTGAAGAACTTAGAAGGGGGTGCTGTCGGTGCTCGTCAGACCTTGGAGAATATGCGGAATGAGTATGTTTTGTATGCAGGTTCAGCAAATCCGGCAAAAGAGGCAACAAATATGTTGACCGATAGCATGAGCCAAATGATAGAACGTATGAAGTCCGCTCCAACTGCCGGAGAGGGCATGTCTAGCTTGTTCCAAAGGGTAACGGGTGATGCTCACATGCTTTCGGCAACATTACTTGGTGGTTTAGGATTTGAGCAACTGGCAGGTAGTATCTTTAATACTCGTTCTCAATTCCAACAACTTGAAATATCTTTCAATACCATGCTTGGTAGTGCGGATAAGTCTAAACAATTGATGGATGAACTTATCCAAACGGCAGCTCATACGCCTTTTGACATGTCCAGTATTACGAGCGGAGCAAAACAACTTTTGGCATACGGAACGGAAGCGAAAGATGTTAATAAAACTCTTGTTCAGCTAGGTGACATTGCTTCGGGCTTGAACATTCCGCTTGGAGAACTTGTTTATCTTTACGGAACGACCGTTTCGCAAGGAAGAATGTTTACAATGGATTTGCGTCAGTTCATGGGTATAGGTGTTCCATTAGCAGAAGAATTGGGTAAAATCTTACACCAAAACACAACTGAGGTTCAAGAGTCTGTTTCTAAGGGAAAAGTCACATCAGACATCTTCAAGGAGGCTATCGCTAATATGACGCAAGCTGGCGGTCGTTTCGGAGGCTTGATGGAGCAACAATCAAAGACATTGGAGGGTCAGTGGAGTAACATTGGCGTTTCCATCCAGCAAGCGTTTAACGAAATCGGCAAAAAATCCGAGGGCGTGTTCTCTAGTGGATTGTCAATTATTTCTGCTATGGTAGAGAATTGGCAAGAAGTCATTAAAGTAATTGGAGTTGCGGTCGTTGCCGTTGGCAGTTATCGTGCATCATTAATGGCGGCTGCTTCTATCCGTAAGGCAGAAGAGGCTCAGCAAGCCGATGATATGATGAAGGGAATTGATGCTGAAATTAAGCGTTTGCAAGACCTTGAGAAATCAAACTATAAGTCGTTGGGTAAGGATAAAAAGCAAGAGCGAGTAAATAAACAACAAGACTTGGCAAGTGTTGTTGGAGATACCGCTGTGTCCGATGATTTTGTAAAGGCAAGATTAGATGCTGCTGAACAAGAGGGTGTTATTACGGCAGAAATGCGTTCCCAGTTAGAGATGAAACGTGAACTCTTACAAGCTCAACAACAAGCAACAGCACAAAGCCAGATAGAACTTGATGAAGAAAAAAGAAAGACAGAGGAACTTCGTCAACAAAAAATAGAGTCTATTAAAGATGATTTGAAGACTACTACGGAGAAAATATCAAATCTTGATGATAGGGATGTAGAGTTGGCTAGACAATATACATCAGCTTTGAATGATTTACAAGATGCCCAAGATGCCTTTGCTGAGGCTCAAAAATTGGTTGAGGAAACTGCTGGTGGCGCAAACTTGGCTTTTGATGCAGAGGGTAATGCCGTGAATGCGCTAGAAGCAAAAGAACGTTTGGAAACGGCAACAAAACAAGTGAATGCTGCTCAAACAAAGATTTCGACCATTGAAAGCGAACGTAAGACGATTGCTCAAACAAAGGAGAATTTGAGTAAGCAACAGTCTACGATACAAAATAATATAAATACCATTTCTCAAACTTCTAATACCACTGCAAAGAAAGCTGGGATATTGGCGACCACAACAGCCACTATCAAAAATGCGCTTTATGCAGCAGGTACAAAATATACGACTACGGTAGTTAATCTTTTTTCTAGTGCGGTAAGAAGTAGTGGAAATGCCTTAAAGAGTTTATGGGCGGCAATGGCTGCTAATCCAATAGGTGCATTGATAACACTGGGAACAACTTTGTATTCCGTATTTTCTATGTTTGGAGACGAGACTGAAGAAATATCGGCTGATACTTCTCATTTTGGCGAAACGGCTAGTCTAACTACCAATAAGGTAGAAGCCTTGTTAAATGTAATGAAGAATACTGATAGCAGTACCGATGCACATAAAAAAGCAAAGGAAGAGCTTATTGGTGTTTATGAGCAATATGGTGTTAAATGTGATGGTGAAAAGGAAAATTTAGAAACTTTAAAAAACAAGCACGATGAATTTACTGCATCATTACAATTGGAAAATGATGAGAGAGAGAGGGCAAATGCCTTGATGTCGATAGCTTCCCAATATGAAGAGGCACGCAAATCTTTAGACGATAAGTTTGCGGATGATTTAGGTGGAAGTTGGTTGGATTTTGGACAACATATCAAGAAGGAAGATATATCTGCTGTTCAAATGATGTTTAAACAGATTGTACCCGATAGTACGATAGAAAAGATTGGCTCATTAAAGAAAAGTATGGATGATGCCACAAAGGGAACTTTAGAATATGCAAAGGCGGCACAAGACTATGATACCGCTCTTCGCTCGATGTTAGTACCATTTGAAGAATGGGGTAAAAAAATGGGATACAATAGTTTTCAGTTAGCAAGTTTGAAGAGTTCTATTTTGCGTCATGTTGATTCTGTAAATTCGTTGAAAGATAGTTATAAGAGAGCCGAAGAAGCGGTAAACAATGTAATCTTAAAAGGAGTTGATTGGAGTAATACACAAGCTCGAAATAATTGGGTAAATAAGCGGAATAAGATGTCCATAGACGAATTAACTTCTTCAACGGAACAACTTATTAGTGTTTGGAGTCGAACTTATGGATTGAATTTACTAATTAACGTTGATGATAGTAAAATTCCATCTTGGATGAAGTCAATGACAGATTCACAGTTGAAAGACTTATTGAATAGAAGATTACGAGATACCAAAACACAAGGTGATTATAAGAAAACGCATCATGGACGTAATTTAATTCTTAAAACAAATGGTGTATTTAGAAATCAACAACAAAGTTTCAATGATGCACAATTAGCAAAATGGGAACTAGACAAAAGAAATGCAAATAAGAAGGGTAGAACAATATCAAACACAACCAAGACTACACCAAAGAAAACAGGTGCAACGGATGACCCACAAGCAAGAGCGTATGAACGCAAGAAGGCAGAGGAGGACTATGCCAAGTCTATTTCTTCCTATTCGGAGAAAGCTATCCAAGACATGACCAAGAACCGCATCAATGCGATGAATGAGGGTTATAGCAAGGAATTGGCTCAGATTACCGAGAATGCCGACAAGGAGAAAAAAGCGGTAGAAGAAGGTATAGACAAATTGGTTGAGGCTAGGAAAAAGCGTGACCAAGCTGTTTGGGTTAATTCCGGCAAGGGTCGTAAGGCTAATATGTGGAAACAGAGCAAAACCGATGAAGAGTACAAGAATGAGGTTTTGAATGAAACCATGAAGGATAGCAAGGGTAATCCGGTTAAGGTAAATGGCATGGAGATGACCATAGGTATGAACGTTGCTAATCAGATGAATGCAATTCGGGATAAGGCTGTAAAGCAGAATGAGGATGTGCTTGCTAAAGAAGCGCAAAGCATGTACGATTATCTGAAGACTTATGGTACATTCCAAGAGCAGAAGTTAGCTATTGCTGCCGATTACGCTAAGAGGATTAGCGAGGTAGAAAACTCTACGGATTCGGACTCAAGCAAGCAATGGAAGATAAAGTCTTTGAAAGAAGAGCAGAAGAAAGAGACGGATTCGGTTGAGGCTAGTGCTATTATGCAGAAGATAGACTGGTATCAAGTCTTCGGAAATGTTGGTGGCATTATGAAAGATGCGCTTGTTCCTTTATTGGCAGATCTGGATAAGTTCGTAGGTACGGATAAGTTCCAAAATTTGGGTGCAGACCAGCAGAAGAGTATCGTTGATGCTATGCAGAATATCCGTAATTCGATTGGCAATACAAGTGATTTAGGTTGGAAAGACCTTGCAAGGGATGTTGTAGCTTATCAGGATGCTCTGAAGAATGCAAAAATTGCACAAGAGGAATACACGAAAACGGAAACTTTGCTTATACCTCGTATTAAGGTTTTGCAAGAACAGATTGAGAATGCGAAAAAGTCGGGCAATGTTGCAGAGCAAACAAGGCTACAAGAAGAATTGAATAAAGTTCAAGGTCAGTTAGCGGAGTCCGGAAAGAAGATTGTTACGGCTAACACAAAAGTTCGTACTAGTGGTCAGAAGTTGGCTCAAACGACACAGAATGTGACACAACCGATTTCTGCTATCCATGAGTTCCTTTCTACTTCTGGACTATCCGATTTGGCATCTCTTTGGGATAGCTTCGACCAGCTTAAAGGTGGAATTGACGGATTAAAAGCTTTGGACGAGGCTAAGAATGCAGCTGATGGTCTGAAGAATATGGGGAAGGAAGCCGGAGACGCAGCCGCAAAAGCTGGTAAGGAAGCAGGTGATGCGCTTGGCGAAGGATTGTCAAAAGCCGGACTTATAGGTCAAATTGTTGCTGCCATTTTGAAGATACTTGATGTTTTGAAGGATGGTATCGGAACATTGATTAGCAGCTTGATTGATACAGTTCTGAATGCGGTCAATGGTATATTGAAGAATATCCTAAGTGGTGATTTTATTACACAGATAGGAGGGTCTTTGGTAAGCGGTATTGGCAATATTCTCAATACAATATCGTTTGGTGGCTTCAATAGTTTGTTTGGAGTTAGTGGAAACGCAAAAGAAGTAAACCGGACTATAGATAAATTGACGGATAGAAATGAAATCTTGACGGATGCTATAGACAAGTTACGAGACTCCATAGACAAGAATAGTGGTATTAAAGCCGTAGAGGATGCTAAAAAAGCCGAAAACCTCCAAAAGGAGAAAGAACAAAATTTAAAGAGTATCATGGAGGCGCAAATGGGTTATCATGGCTCTCATCACAGTTTTAACGCTTATTTCCGAGGATTTTCGCAAGAGCAAATCAAAAAGGTGTCCGATGCAATAGGCAGACAATGGAATGGTAATCTTAACGACTTGCAATCTGCTGATGAAGCAGCTGCCATTTTGCAGAATCCAGATATGGTTGAGGCTATCAAGAATACAGGTAAGGGTGGCTATGGAGGTAGAGTTCTTGAAAAGTTGAAAGACTATGCGGCTGAGGCTGGAACATTAGAGGAAATTGCTGATGACCTTGCAGAAAGCTTGACGCAAATATCTTTTGATAGTTTGAAGAGCGAGTTTATAGATACTTTGATGGATATGAATTCCTCTGCTCAAGACTTCTCTGATAATTTCTCCAAGATGCTTATGCAAGCCGTTCTGAAAGCTAAGGTGGATGATTTGTTGGGAAATGATATGCAAGCATTCTATGACGAATGGGCGGAACGAGCTGAGGCAAATGGTGGTAAATTGTCAAAGACAGATATAACTGCCTTGAAGGGAAAGTATGATGAAATGGTTCAAGAAGGACTGAAGATTAGAGATGAAGTAGCCGAAATAACGGGCTACAAGCAATCTTACGAGCAGTCTGCTTCTTCCGGTTCTTTTGAATCAATGAGCCAAGATACTGGAGAAGAGTTGAATGGTCGTTTCACTGCGGTACAAATTGCAACAGAGGGAACGTATGAGGAAACAAAGCTCATAAATACCAAGTTGGATGCTATTGCGGCTCGTGATGGTGGCGCAGAGGGTAGCTTACTAACAGCTAGCGTGAATACTATTATGGGTAATGTAGGTAACATTTGGTTAGCTGTTGATGAGGGTAGGACTATCCTTGCACAAAGCTTAATGTACTTGCAGTCGATTGATGAGCGACAAGAGCGTTGGCATAAGCCTATGTTGCAAGCATTCAATGATATACACGAATTGAAAGATAAGATGAGTAGATTGTAAACTTAATTTGTGCCATATTAAAGTAAGAGGGGAATGCGTGATGCACTCTCCTCTTTTTTGGGGGTGAAAGTTTTTGTTTTTCACAATATAGATAAGTGTTGTTAAACTGAGTGTTAATTTTTGGTAGAGTGGAAAATAATAGTTATCTTTGTGGTCGAATTTCAAAACTTGTAAGGACATGAAGATATTGGAACCGAGATATGAAATCCTATCCCAAGGTGAGGGCATGGATGGAGTTTATAAACAGATAGAGTTGTGCGGTCGCACATGTTATGCGTCAAGTATGAAGATAGATAAAGACAGCGCAAAGCCTTTCGTTGAGCGTATGGTAAGCAGCAATCATCTTGCCATGTGTGAGCATGGAACGATTTACCTCCATGTAGCCTATGAAGAAGGATTTTTTGTACCGGAGTCTTTATTGGTCAATCACTATCGTGAGAACAAATATTCAAAGGTGATGCAGATTGGCAGTGACTACTATATCACAACCAACTATAGAGTGATAGTTGAAAATAACTGGTTTGAGGATTTGGACTATATTTGCGAGCCTACGGAATGGCATGAGAAGCGAATAACAGTCCGATTTACTACACAGATTGCAGTAAGTAGAGAGGCTAACAGACATCGTGTAGATTCCGTAGCGGAACAAAGCACCCGATATTGCAACTATAGTAAAGATAAGTTCGGAGGCGAGATTGCTATCAACAAGCCAAAGTGGGTTAGCGAAAATGATGCGGTTAATCCATTGTCTTTTGATGGTGGAACATTTGTTGACCTATCAAAGAACATCGGTAGCTACGAGCATTGGAGTCCGGTAGAAAAATGGTGGTTTGCCAATAGGGTATGCGAAATGATGTACTTGTCATTAGTCAAGGATGATGGTCTTAAGCCACAGGATGCGAGAACGATTCTTCCTCTTGATACCAATACGGAGCTGATTCATACTGCATTCGTGAGTGATTGGGTTCATTTCTTCGATTTGCGTTCAAAGGGAACTACGGGAAAGCCTCATCCAGATATTGAGGTATTGGCAAACCCATTGATGAATGAGTTCAAGGAACGAGGTTTGATCTAGGATATTTGAAGGAGAGGAACTTTATTTCCCCTCCTTTATTTTTTGCAAGATCTCTTCTGCCTCTATTATAGAAGATGTGTACTGGCACTTGTCGCCTTGCTTGTAGAGGGCGAAGAAATCTGTTTTTATTGTCTCTTCTTTTGTTGGTGCAAATAATTCACTCATATTCACATTTAGAATATCAGCAATTTCACTAAGTGTAGAAAGTGATGCACCTTTGCCACCATTTATTATATTACTTATATATTGTGGTGCTTTGCCAAGACTTTCTGCAAGTTCTTTAGAAGAAATACCTTTCTCCTTTAAGATGTCTTTAATTCGTAATTTTATATCCATAATCTTATTTTTTCAGCAAAGATAAGCAAAAATGCGCAAATAAACCTATTTTCTTTACTAATAAAGGTTAAATTAAGAAAATAGTTTGATTTTTATTTGGTAAATTAAGAAAATAGGTTTATCTTTGCAAACGTAAACAAGAAACAATAACATTTAGATGCTGCTATGCAGCCGAGTGGCACTCGTAAAACCGTTTAGTTGATTATGGCTAATTCATTTAAGAATATGATGAGAGAAGTGATGGCAATGGCACATAGAGCCTTTGAGTTGAAATCAGCAACAATGAGCTGGTCAGAGTGCTTGAAGCAAGCTTGGGCAGTGTTGAAGTTGAAGCTGGCAATGAAGAAGAGAGTTGTCGAGTTCTACTTTCAGAAGGTGGATGGCTCTATCCGTCAGGCATTCGGTACTTTGCAGGAGTCTTTGATAGACTACACTCCAAACGGCAAGGGTTACGCTTGTAAGGACTGCGTTAAGTATTGGGACGTTGAGAAACAGGCTTGGCGACAAATGAAGTTCTTTAACTTTATAAGAGTTGCTGCCTAAGAGTTAGATAAGTGAGCGCACACGTTAAACTGCACATATATTATATTTTGGATTTAAAGTTAGAAACGAAATGGATAAGAATTTGATGGATGCTCTTTATGTGAGCTACGATGATAAGTTTGGCGTGTTGAGCGACGACAAAGACAACACTATTTCACATATATTAGGTACTGATTTAACCTTGGTGTTGGATAAAAAGGACATGGCGGTCTATCTGCTAGTCCCATTGACAAGAAACCACAATTTTGAGTGTAAGGGTAATTACATTATCGTGGATGGCAAGAGGTTTGATTCAGACATCTATTTCCGCAAGTATGCTTGCCAATGGGTTCAGATTGACAAAGAGACGTTATCTATGGTAGCGTAACATAATATAAGATGTAATTTTTCGGTGAAAGTTCTTGCTTATTTCCTTGCATATATGGAAGAAATTTTGTATCTTTGCAGGTGGATTTTGGTGAGACACACCTTTCAAAAACTGTTTAAAATTTAGGAATATGATTTCATACAAGTACAAGCTATATAGGACAAAGAAGACGAAGCATTTGGATAAGATGCTCCGTGAGGCTTGCTATGTTTGGAATCGTGCGCTTGCCTTGCAGAAGAGGTACTATAAGCTGTACCGCAAGTACATTCCAAAATTTACGATGTTTAAGCATTTTTCTAAGCGATATAAGCCAACGTTATTGCATAGTCATACCGTTAGGGAAATCTTGGATAGATTGGATATAGCTTACAAGCGTTTCTTCAAGCATGATGCGAAGCGTCCACCAAAGTTTAAGAAAGCATCTGAATTTTGTTCCTTTGTTTTTGAACAAGGTGGCTATACCCTCAATGGAAATGAGCTAGTGATAAACAAGATAAAGAAGTCTTTCAAATTCTCGTTAAGCCGTCCCTACGATGGCAAGGTAAAGAGGGTAACTGTCAAGCGCAACAAGCTGGGCGAGTACTTCATTGTCCTTTGCTTGGACAAGCAAGCCGAGCCTTACGGAAAGTCACACGATGGTGCATCCGTGGGCATCGACTTTGGATTGAAGAAGTACCTGACTTTGAGCGATGGTCGTGAGATTGATAACCCTCAGTTCCTTAAAGCTGACTTGCAGGAGCTTAGGCGCAGGTCTCGCAACCTCTCGAAGTGCAAGAAGGGCAGCAACAACCGCAAGCGCAAGAAATTGGAATTGGAGCGATTGTATCGAAATATCGTGAACAAGCGTTCCGACTTCCAGTGGAAGTTGGCTCACGAATTATGTAAGCGTTACGACTTGATTTGTTTGGAGGATTTGAACTTGGAGGGAATGACGAAGCGTTGGGGACGCAAGATGTCTGACTTGGCTCATGGCGATTTCGTTGTGAAGTTGGAA